CTAACACTTCCGGGGTCTCGAAGAAGTTGAATTTTTTCTTGTATGCCCGGAGCATATTCAGATCGACAACCGGCATAACAATACGATCAATCAGATTCGCTTCGCTCACTGCTTATCTCCTCCGTTAGGGCGACAAGACCGAAGCCCTGCCGCCCCGATTGCTACTCTGCCAGAGTGAAATCAAGATAGAACTCTTGACCAACGGAGAACTTGCCGATCAGTGCCGGATTGTTGATGGTCATGGAAAGTTCGGCGGAAGGTGTCCACATTGCAAATGTGTTGTTTTCGTCGCTACCGTCTGCCGGATATCCATCGTTTTTGCAGACAGCCGAAAAATCAAGTTTCTCGTGTGCCCCTTTGTTTTCGACTCTTGCCACTTTCATTTTTGCTCGCATCATTGTTTTGCTCCTCAACTGCTGTATTTCCCTTTTCAGGGATTCGTTTTCAACATGCAGGCGCTTCCATTCCCGGAGAAGATCCCCGATGGTGTCACACGCCCAATTGATTTGTTCTTTTGTCATAAATGGCATCGAAAACCCGCCCTAACCAACGCTGTGGACCAGTCGGCTAAAACCCGCCGCTGGTCACGCTACAGCGTTCGTCGCCCCTGCGGGGCAACGAACGGGGCGGCGGATGAGCAGCTGATTTAAGGCCGATTCAAAACCTCGCCACGGGCGTTGCCCGACAAAATCAACCACGGAGCACGGCAGTATCAATTTCATACCGTACCGATTCTCCATCCAAAACAGAGTCAGACTCTCCAGCAAGGCCAAAATCTTCTAACCCCTGGATTTGTGCCAGTACCATTAAATCCGCCATAGATACAATTTCACACTTGCCACAAGCAGGGCACTGCTTATTCAGCCAAGTTGCCGCTTCTTTGCATGATTCAGTCTGTTGAGTCCAATCGCAATTATCACATTTCAATCTAGGTTTCACACCAACCCCCTTATGGCCGTTCCGGCCAACAAACTGTTTTGAGTCAAAAGCGGCGAGGTTCCGAATCGACCCCACCCCCACTTGCTTACATTGGTTGCGAGCGCCCCTCCGGGGCGTCGAACCAACGGATAGAGACAGTCACCCCGCTTCGCGGGACAGCTGCTCATCCGCCGCCCCGTTAAACCGACTCTAGTTGCAGCGCCTCGTATGCGATATTTTCATAAATTCGGTCTACGGAGACCCCATCGGAAATCTGTTTTGCAATCTCTGGAGTAATATCAGAATCTGCAATTAATTTCAGTGCATTGCGATAATGGTTTGCTAATGCCTCAGCCCTGTGCATACGCTCGGAGCTGGTTTGGGGTTCGCCGCTCAACTGTCCAAACTGTTCCATACTGGTTATTGATCGGCTTGAGCATCCGTGTGACATAATTTTTCTCCTTTCGCTGGTTTAACCAAGTCAATCCAGCGGTGAACCCGCTGATTGCCAAGGCCGTTATCCTTCTTTCAGCTTCTCCAAATTTTCCCGGTCAATTATCCGTTGTTCTTCTGCCACGACGGTTTCGAAATCCTTTTGAGTCATGCCGGGAATACCGCTCATTTTGGGCGGTAGCGGCCTACACCAGTTGTTGTCAAAATCGTTCATTGCCGCCGAAGGAGACACCCCGAATCCTGCAACACCGTCCTGTAAATTCTCACCGAAGAGAGCACACCAATGATCGCCATCAATGAAAAGACGGGGTTTGTGTACCGTTGACGGACGTTCGTACTCGTAGACTGCCATTCTGATCGTTTCGCGGGTCATTTCGGCAGCGTGACAGATTGCATTTGCCGCCATACTGGAATCATTCACGTTTAACATTTTGCCGCTCCTTTGTCTCGATTGCCACCCCGAAGGATAACAATCGGCTGGACGGGGCAAGCCCGTCATCCTCTAGCCGTTATCGCAAGCCCAGTACCCACTTCAATGCCGCAATAAACTCTGTATGGAGCCCTTCTTCAGCCAACTTCAGTTCAACGGCCTTCCTGGACTTCATTTTTGCAAGCGAAGGTCGATTACCGTTTTTGACCTTCTCGACATTGCGTCCAGAGGTTCTGCCCCCTGACTCAATAAGAGAATTCAAAGCGGTTTCCTGTTCTGGCCTTGGTAGATCGGCAAGTTTCACGGCGGCTGTGGCAGATATGACACCGCCATCAACCGCCTGCTTTACCTTGTCAGAAAGAGTGAGCATTACAAGCCAGGTCTTGATAGTGACGGTGGAAACACCAAAGGCTATCGCGGCCTGTTCCTCAGTCCGGCCCATTGCCAAGTACCGGGACAACTTGTCGGCTTTACCGAGAGGCGTATCATCTTGTCTGTTCTCGTTGGCAGATATTAGTACCCCGAACAGGCTTGCGTCATCGCCCCGCCGGATAATGCAAGTAACTTTTACCGGCTCCTTACCTTCAGCTGTCAGGCGCTTGTTAGCCTCAATAGCGTTCTTGGTACGCTGTCTACCATCGACAACCACAACGTCCTGGCCCTCCTTGGCAATTATTACGGGCTCAATCACACCGTTGACCATGATGTTTCTAATCATGGCTTCATCTGTCGGGAGGTGGACACGCGGATCGTAGAGAGGATGTTTTTCATCCATTACAAGCCTTAGATGCTCTGGGTCAAAAAGCCAGGCATTGGTACGTGGTGCCTCAACTGCTGTTTTTGCCATTATCGTCGCCTCCGTTTGTTTATGCGGCCTCAATTAAAAAGTGTCGTCCTCGGTTTACGCTTCCTTCCACGGTGGCGTTCCGCAGGCTTGATGGTCACGACACAATATTGATCCAATCAGACTACTTCACCACACTGTTGACACACAGCTTGACGCGAAGAGCTGGCTTTATGCCGCCACTGGTACAAACCCCAGCCTGACAACCCCAGGTACAGCAGGAACATGGTGCCTTGTGCCGGCAAACCTTTGGCAAAATCCAGCACGGCCCAGCAGCTGTTTGTCACGATCCAGATATAGAAACAGCGACGGTCCTGTCTGGTATTTAGAATCACGCCTACAATGCTAAGCGCCGTCAAGAGCCACGTCACGGCTTAATCTCCCGGTTGTTATTGACAACAGTCATGGGAAAACCTTCCTTACTTATCAATAAAATAGGGCGCTTACACTTCGGGCAAAGACATTGCGTGAATTCAGCATAGAAACTACAGCCGCACAGGCAACGTGCTTTCATGCTCCCACCAGACTAAACGGCAGCACATCACACTGAAAGCCGCTAGCTCCCTTATGCCCCCCTCCGCCACGAGCCTTGCAAATAACCGACACATCAACATCCGGCTTTTCGGCGTACAGCGACACCTTCCATTTATCCCGGTACCAGCAGAACGAAAGCATAGCGTCGTGCTTCTCGGGATCATAACCCGAATCGAATACCGTCGAGTTGGTAAGCCCCTTGTTGACGGCCAATACTCGCAATCCATCCAGTTCCGTTTCAAAGCCGCACGTCCGCAGATAGCTTTCGTTATCTTTCTTCTGTGCCGCCAGCAGCAGGGCTCCGTCACGAGTAATTTCCGCCACCTGTGCATCATCAATGAACAGACGGTGCCAGAACTCGCTATTGTTCGGGTCAGTGTCGAACTGCCAGACGCCTTTCTGAAACTCCATGGCGCCAGGGTGATTCATCCAGTCCCACACGTCATAACGGCCCAACAGAAACACCGCACGCGGCATATCGGAACCAATCAGACATTCCCACACCAGTTCACAAGCAGCTTTGCCAACAACGCCGGAACAACGTCCGTCTTGATCGGCGCTGTGGTAAAAACATTTCATTTAATAACCTCTAAAATTTCAGGATTTTGATAATTAAGTTTCGCTTTGGCGGGGAATTACACCCCGCTCGTACTATGCCAATCTCTCCGCCGTACCATTTAGGCGTTGCTTTCGGAGTCGGACACAGGCTGATGCTTCGAGGTACGATCAAGGGCAGCAAAAGACTTGCTTAAGAAAATGCCTGTCTTTTTATTACCGAGCTTCAACGGAGATTGACCCGCTGGCATGTGCGAACTCCACACCTGCCCACGCCTATGGCGTTTTCCAGCCTCTCGTTCCCGCCGTCCTTGATTAACCCTCTTGGTCATGGCCGTTACCTCATTCCCCTACTAAAAGCCGCGTGTCACTGTCCACGCCGCAAAGCGAAGTCTTTACGCAATAATTGCTACTTCATCAGGGATATTCACCCGCAGCCAGGCACAAATTGCCGCGATAGCCTCCAGCTCCCACATGCCGCCATCAGATTCAAAGAGGGCAACGGCGGGTCTAGCGTTTGCTGTTGTCGTACCGGACTTCATGCGCAACACAAACCGTCCCATGACCTGATCGATCTCGTTGAAAGAACGCCGTGGAAAGAGAATGACCGGATTAGGTACTTTCTGCTGTGACATCATGCCGATACTGTTCTTCGCCGTAACCGCCTGAGTCACGCCATCATCGGCATACACCTGGATCTGGTCGTCAGTAATAGTGCCCACAAGCTGTAGAATCCTGCCGGTCGTTTCGTCCTGGACAAACTTTGACTGCAATTCGATGATAAACGACTCGATATCCAGATACTTGCCAAACGCAAACTCAGGCTGCTTATGTAGCGCCGTCACGTAACCGGCGCGATCCTCAAACGGGCCAAGCAGGCGGGATTTGATAAGAACGGTCTTTGGCCCAAGCACATGCACCATCAGATGATCCAGTTCCAAGCCGTCAATATTCTCTTTCAGATAATCTTTGATGCCGGCCAGAGTATTTATCTCCAGCGTGCCGGGGAGGGGAGTCTTTACCGGGAATACCTGTGCAGTAGTGTAGGGCCGCTGCTCAAGCTCCAGCGGTTGCGGCGTGGCAATGGAAATAAGATACTTCAATGCGGTTGCGATCAAGATACACCCCCTGCGGAACGAAGCTGTGTAACAGTCGATAAAGCCATCGGCGGGGCGTTGCCAACTTCAAACTCTGGCAGGCTTGGCTGTTTCGGATTATATTCGGACACAACCAGACCCTTCTTGGTCATACTGATGAACACTGTTGTGTCCATTGCCTCAGTCGGTGCCAGCTTGACCGTAAAGCCCACGAGCACATCACTCTGAGTCCGTGACTTGTTCGGCTTCACGTCCATCTTGATAGTGATGCTCCGCTTTGACAGAGTTGTATTCGGATCAGCGATGTTTTCCACTACCCGATTAAACTCATACTTGAACCTGTCAATAATCTCCCCGCCCATCAGCGTGTCCAAACTTACAACCGGATTCTGTGGTTCCATTTACTACCTCCTTTTCGTTGTTGTGCCGCTCACGCGCACATTGTTTCCCAATATGGGGCTACCCGATCAGGGCAGTCATAAGAAGTCCCGGCGGCTATCGCCATAAAGACCGACTTCGCGCATCCCTCCTGTCTGGACTCCGGGCAATACTTCACCGTACAGTCCTTGCACTGCCCAACAGGCTGTGCAACTTGCTTGAATCTGTTCTTACGTCGCTTTTTCATCACCACACCGCTTGCCCTGCTCTAATAAAAAATGCTTCTGCAACGTCTTTTCCTGACAGCGATGCCCCGCTTGAGTAAGCAACTTCGCCACGACATGCCAGGAAACACCGTCTTTCCTCTGAGCCGTGATACTGTCGAAAAACTTCACCACGATATGATAGGTAGCCGTCTTTTGGACGGGGTCGTATTCCCGCACGGGCTCACCAGCCTTCGGTGGCACGCCGCACACTACCGGGACAACATCGGCATCCCGCCAGTAGCCACACTTCCAGCAAGTGAACCCTGAAACCATATTCGTTGCAGAATCGCCGTTCTGCCGCAATAACCCCGATGGCCCGGAAAAAGTGTGTTCTTCGCGAAGGCGGGTGCAACACTTGGGGCAACTCATCGCGGCAACCTCGGCGGTCCCGTTTTAAATTGTAAATCTTCACACTCCCTGCAGGCCCGTCCTTGCTCTGCATTATCGCAGGGGCATTGCACCGGCAAAGCATCACCCCTTTTGGCTGCCAGACAGAGCGAAATGACAAAAACACCCGCAAGAGTTCCGGCAACCATGCCGACCCAGAACGCAATCCATACCGGACTCATTACCGCGCCTCCAGCAAATGCGCTTCAACCACAACCGGCTCCTGTTCCAGATAACCAACAAACCCGTACACCAGTACCGCTATAACCGTGAGCATGATTGCCTGAGCTGCTTTCTTTTGTTTCCAGAGCATCTTGTTCCTCCGCCAGTTGCATTGGTTTTTGTAGTCCGTCATGGAGCTCCCCTCCCGTCGATAAAGATTCCGTCACACCTTGCTATAGTCCCACCCCTTCAACGCCTTCTTGGCCCGGCTTTTGTCCCGCGCCGCCAGCGCCGCCTGCTCGGCCCGAAGAAAATCATTATCAGCGGGCGATAACAGCGTCGATGGGACAAGCAGCTTGCGCAATAACCTTTCGATTGAATCCAGGCGGCTTAAAATCATCTGTTCGTTGGTCATGGCCTTGCCCCTCCGAAACAATGCTGTAATTTCCGGTACACCTTGGCAGAACGGATGTGCTTGCACTCGGCAACCGGGGACAGTGACGCCGCGATTTTGTATTCAAAGTGAGGGCAGCCGCACCAACCGCTCGTCAGTTCATCCAGATCGACCAGGTACAACAGACCGCTCCGCCCGCTTGACTTGACGTGGTAGCGTCCCGGTTCTCCCGTCACCGGATACACCCCGAAATCTACCGCCACCTGCGGGCTCATAACAGTTCAACCCCGCCGCCGCTCTTAAAACAGAACCGTACTTCTTTGCCTGGATCCGCCAACGCCGTCCGGATAGCATCCAGAATCACAATTATCTCTTTATCGTGGACAACCATGTCCACCTGCAGGGCCAACCACTCCAGCGGCAACCGGCTCTTGCACTCCCGCATCAAGGCGGGAATCAAATCGGGTGGAAAGTGGCGCGGGTCGTCAGCATTAAACATGCGCACAAAAGCGTCATATCCAATACCCAGCCGGCCTGCCATCACCTTGGCAGGTATCCCTGACCCTTTGCGGCAGAGATCCAGCGCCTCGGTCATCGTCACGATGGAAGCAATGGCGACAGAATCAGCCACGGCTCACCCCCGTCCTGGTGATATCAGCAACCCGCTTTCCCACCAGTGCATCACATTCCCGCAGCGCCTTCATCGCCTGGCTCATATCGCCAGCGCCCCGATAGAAACAGTCCAGTGCGTCCTGCACCCGCTCCCGCAACAAATCAATCAGCTGCAGTTCGGTCGTCTTGATGTACGACTTCTTGGCAAAAACCTTCTGCCGGCCAACACTAGCTTTGCGATTGGCAGATGCAATTGACTGCTGTAGTGAGGTGTTCATGGCGTTTCCTCCTGTTCCGCTGTGATTTCGTCAACCATCGACTGCAGGTGCGCAATCACGTTTGTAAGATCATCAGCTAAACCTCTTGCATCTTTACGTTCTTCGTGGAGACAGGTATCGGCGAAGATATCCAGGCGCTCCCGCAACGGCAACAGGAGGCGCTTCAGACAATCCCTGTTTATCTTGAGCATGTAATCAACGGCACTTAAGCCACTTGTAATGCCGCGCGGCTCTGGCTCGCCGAAAGCGTCAATACGTTCACCCAAAACAACAAAATAATCCGTCATAATGGTCGCCTGTTTCCTAAGTCTGTCTTTTTCGGCACCATTCAGGCTGTCAAAAGCGGGTGTTTCAATAAAAGAAATCAGATTGCACCGTTTTTCACTCAACTCGTCCCGTTCCGCCACAACACGCTCTTGATACGGTTCCATGGTTGATTCCTCCTGCACTGGTAGTTTTCAGCATTTTGCGAATAATAAAAAAGCTGGCAAGGTGTTCAACAAGATGAACAGCTAGGCAACCCTATCCAGTTCATCCATGCCGGTATAAGCCAGCGTCCGCAAAAAACCGGATACTGGCAAGCCCTTTGCTTTTGCCAGCCGTTTCATCTGAGGAATACGTTCAGGGGCGATATACACGGTAATCTTGCCCCGCTTGCACTGTTCGGCTTCCGGAGTGGGGGGCCGGCCTGCCCCTGGGCGTCTTGTCAATTTTGGTTTGCTTTCTTTCATTGCCTTGCCCTCGAAACTGTTGTATTTTGTGCTGTACTAAATAGCCGGTTAAGGCCAAGGGGTCTAATTTATGGGATTACTTACCAAACATTTGCTGCCTCTCCAAAATTCTGTCGCCGCGAATGCGAAAAACAAGTTGGTTGCCTTGATCCTGAAGTTGAGTAACATTTGGTTTCTCCTTTTTGTCTAACCTGTACTTATTTATAATTCACAAAATCTGAAGTGTCAACAAATAATTTCACATAAATTTGGATTTTAGGCGGTTCAATTCACAAAATGCGCAATGTTAGTGAAATAGTTTTGAGAATGAGGGGGGCTGTCGCCGCATCAGGCGATAAGGATCTTGGTGAACACTTGGGAGGGGTTGCCGCTTCAACAATATCCATGTGGAAAACAAGAAACTCAGTCCCATACCAGTATATTGACCAACTGGTGCAGGAGACCGGGAAAACATTTGAATGGTTTTTAAACGGGGTAGGGGTCGCGGAATCAGAGGAATGCTACCAGCCGAAACAGTTAGATGATCGTTTGACACAAATTGTAAAGCTGTGGGGTTCAATTGATGACGAGCAACGAAATACGCTGCTACTTGTGGCGCAAGGATTTAGTAAAGAATCTCCGTCCTCATTAGATTCAAGCGAAGGGAAGGTATTAAGCTTCCAAGAGAAGAAATCAGCATAGAAATGAAGCGACTAGGATGGAGGGTGGTAAAATGAAACAAAAAACGATTGAATTATTGATTGCTGTTGCAATGAAACTTGAAGCCGATTTACTTAACCACCCAAAAATCAGCAATAAATATGCCTTTGATATTTCAGTATTTTCTTTTTTTATTTCTTCTCAATGCTATATCAGCCACATGCACCGCTCAAATAGATTTAGTGAAATTATTATGCGCCCAGAAATAGTAACAGAAAATATTTCTGAATTACTCCGATTTGCATTTAATTACTGTGCCGAGAAAGATAGAAGTTTTTTATCTTTTAATAAAGAGAGGAAGATAAAAGACCGATTAGGTGCCTACACCCCCTATACGGAAAAATATTATGTTCTGACCACAATGCTCAACAACTATACCGGGAACAAACTTGATCCCCTTGAAAAAACAGAAATTTCAGCTTTTATTGAGGAGTTTTCAATCCATACATTGATGATGTTAGAAGAATTCTTCGACATTGATTCGTATGACGATATCTCTGACATGCCAGCCCCAAAAGGGCCACCAAAGGAAGGAGGCCCGATATCAGACACTTCAAAACCAAGAGATTATTCTTCATTGAAATTGTATTAGCAGTTTTTCTCTTCACCACCACCACCGCCCACGCCGGCCGCCTCCACAAAGAAGCCGAGTACCGTGACGCCTGGTGCACCAAAGGCCGCACCGAAGTAACCTTGCACGACGGCAGCCGCGTAGACTGCCTTACCGAAAACTACGCCATTGAATTCGACTTCGCCCCGAAAGCAATGGAAGCGCTCGGGCAATCAATCCATTACGCTCGGATCACCGGCTCCGACCCGGCAATGGTCCTCATCATCGAAACAGAAAAAGACTGGCGCTACTACAAGCGCATCCGCCGTACCGCCAAAAAACGCAACGTCAAACTCTGGTACATGACCCTTGAGCAGCTTGAACAACTACAAAAGGTGAAACCATAATGCTCCGTTACAAGCGCCTGCTCCTTGAAAAACTGGAACCCCCAGACGAAAAAACAAAACCAATGCAGCTGCGCGAACTGGCCCGAACACTCAACCTGCCGGTGCCAAGCCTGCACAACTACGTTGCCCTGGACGTTCTCCCCAGGGTAGACAATATTCAAAAGATAGCCGATTACTTTCACGAATCTGTATCCAGCATGTTCTCTGATGACGACGATCTGACCGCCCGACTGGTAGCCGCAGTCAGAAAACTGCCGAAAGCAAAAAAGCAGAAACTCCTTAAGGACCTGCAAGGTGTCAATTAAACCCCACCCGACACGCGGCCACGGCTGGTGGTACATCATCATCAGCCACGGCCGCAAAGGCTCCAAGAACTACTTACCAACGGAATACATCCCTTTCCAGGGCACCGAGGCCCGAGCCCTTGCACACGAGCGGGAGCTTCGGGGGATTGCCCCTGAAAACAATGGCCGGCTTAAGGTGATTGACCTCCTGAAACAATTCTTCACCTGGCATGCCACCATGTACCCCAAAACACACGATCTGTGTATGTTGGCCTTCAAAAAACTCATTCCTTATCTGGGTAATAAATACATCGTATACCTGCAACAGCGACTACGAACCATATAAAGCCGCGCGTCTGGCAACAAAGATCATCCCCAAAAAACGGCAGCACCGGAAGGATAGGGCAAACGACAAGAACGCCGAAACCGATGAAGAATATGCCGCTCGTTGTCTGGTAGAAACGAGAACCATTTGTAAGCGCACCATCCAGATTGAACTGAACTATTTCAGAACGTTCCTGCGCTGGTGCAAGGATGAAGAAAAATACACGGTAGGGGACTTCCCCAAGGGCTTTCCAAAAAGCCAGCAGAAAGCAAAAGCCAAAGTGGTTTTGTCGCTGGGAGAAATACCCAGGTTAATAGAGAACCAGAAGGAAGGATTTCAGCGGACACTAACAATGTTGATGGTGCAAAACGGACTGCGTAAAACCGAGGCTCTGACATTACGCAAACAAAATATCGATATTGACAACAACGCGCTTATCATAACAGGCAAGGGAGATAAAACAAGAGTCGTACCAATAGTAACCGATGACCTACGCCGGATCCTGGCAGAAACAATTGAAGGAAAAAAACCTGGTGACTACCTGTTTGTAAACCCGAAAACCAAACGACCGTACACCAATATCAAGAAGAGTTTAAAATCAGCAGCGATAGCGGCTGGGATTGACAAGCGAGTATACAACCATCTGATGCGGCACAGCTTTGTCACCAGCGCTATCATATCCGGAGTACCGGTAGCGGCTGTCCGTGAACTGGCCGGTCACGAAGATATCAGAACAACTCAAGACTACACAAAGTTGATGGCGGAATATTTACAAAGTGAAGCGGTAAAAATTGCCTCTGCAATTTCCGGAATAAAAAAAGAGGATAAAACCACATGAACAGCGTGTTTACAAGGTGCGCTCTTTGCCTGGGGGTTTAGTGGTTGCAAGTTCAAATCTTGTCGCACCGACCATAAATAAAGGGTTTGCGGGTTTCCGCAAGCCCTTTTGTTTTACCTAAATTCCAGACAATTCCAGAACCTGCGCTGACTATTTAAAAACCCACCTGATACTCACCACACTTCCAGCAGATCGTGCCTTGTGGAGAGATCATAAACAGATGGCAACCACAGCCACAGACCCAGGCGGTTTCAGGTTCGCAGCCGTAGCGCAAGAGCCCTTTCATGGTTTTGCATTCCGGGCACTCAAGTTCTATCGTCCCAACAGGGGCGACGGCAATCCATTCGTGCTTACAGTGGAGACAATGGGCCTCTCCTGAAAAGTGAGGCCCACGCTCAGTAGAAGTTGGAAGGCAAAGAAGCTTTCCCATGTTACAGATCCCGGCCCTTGCAGGCCATTGATTCAATCAACTCTATCAAGAGTTTTTCCATTGGCGTTGGGCTCTCTATCTCACCAAAAACAATATCGGGGCAGACGAATATTTCTTCCATGCTGATCCTGCATGAATGTATTCCGGCCGTGCCCTCGATCACATCAACCGCAGCTGCAAAAGTTCTGAAGGCTTCCGGGCTCTTTATCTGTATCCCCTGGAAATGCAAGCACGGCCTGAGGATTTCGATGTATTCCTTTTCCATCTACAACATTTCTTTGTACTTCTGCGCCCTGCTGAATATCACTGTGGGATATTCGTTCACCGCCTCGTAAAGCGGCCGGCCATAAAGCAGCTTCGCCTCACCGCTTGAATAGGTCATATCGAGCCCCCCGTCCCATCTGTCGGCAGGGCGATCTCTCGCTTTAGCGTTGTGGCGTCGGGACAACCAGCGTCCCTGCCCTGCGTTATAGCAGACCAGAGCCATCTTCCACGCCTGATAGTCGTTGACGGCGTATGGCCGCACCGTGCCGAAGTTAGAGCGGTCTGTCAAAACCGAGAACGTCAGCTGATAACGGACGTTGTAGGGATCCGCCTGCCAGTCCCAGTTTTTCAAAGCCTTCATTTTGACGGCATCGCGATAGATATTAAAGCGTTCGGAACCATCGGTACGGTAAGCAATTGTCATCTGTCCCAAGCCCCGGCCGAGTTCGCGGGAGGTCTTGAGAGTGGCCTTGTTTTTCCAGGCCGATTCCTGCTCTATCTTTCCTGCCATGATCGGTTTGCCGGGCGCAGCCGGCCAGTAGGTCCGGATCACGTCCGACATTATGATCAGGTATGGCTTGGCGCGATCAAGGTTAGACGCGGCATAGACCGACTCGCAGACACTCCCGACAAGCAGTATGACCGCGATAATCACTTTCAACGGGGTGCCACCAGGAACGCCACCACCAGCAGGAAGGTGCAGAACATGGCGAAGAAACCGACGACTACCAGCGCGGCACCTATCGGATTTTCCACGGCACTCTCCAGCAGCGGTTTCAGTGAAAAATCCGGCAACAGCCCCTTCCCGGCCTTCTCAGACAGCATCAGAAAAAAGAACCAGGACGCGCCGGCCAGGACAGAGAGGAATATCAGCAGCACTCTTATCTGCGCCCAATCGCCTCCGGAGAGCGCCACCGGAAACAACAGGAACAGGAGCGGCACGATGTACCTTTTTATGTCACTGAGCCACATTTTCACTTGATCGTCCTTGAACGCCACGTGTTACCTCCCTGGCCCAGGCGCTGTAGTCAGAAAAGCAGGCCCGGGCGGTTTCGTAGTTTGCCAGCATATTTGTTGCGGCCTGATCATTACTCAGGCAATACATCTTTCCCGCTTGCCACCGGACCGGGAGCAACAGTTTTTTGCGGCACTGCGGCTCCGGGGGTATGGCCGGCTGGACTTTCAGCAGTTTGGCCGGGGTACATGCCGTTAAGAGCACCCAAAACAGGATCATCAGGGGCAATGTTGCCTTTTTCATCACGGATACTCCTCATCGACAGTATTTGCTTCACCCGGTTTTCAGACGCGACACTGCGTTGTTCGGCGTTTCGTTGATACCGCTTTAGTTCCGACTGTCTCTGTATCTGATCGTTTATCACCTGGTCACGGTTCTCGATCTGTTGCTGCTGCCCCTTGATCTGTTCTTCCTGCCGGGCGGACACCTTGATGTAATGGTTATATGACAATACGGCGGTCACGCCGCTGCCAAGCAGTAATACCCCTGCCACAATAAAGGCTATCAGTTTATATTCTCCGAACATTACCCTTTACTCCCTTTTTGTTCTACGGCGGGGCGGTTCAAATACGGCGCTGTTTTAGGGTATTCCTTCAGGTGTGATATCACCATCCAGCCGACAAAGGAAACTATCGCCAGGGTCACGATTTCAACCACCTTGTCGCCGGCTTTTGTTTTAGCCCTCGTCCACCACGATAATCTTTCTACCCGTCGTTCAACCTGCTTGGTAGTCATACAGACGAGGTGACATTCCTTCCATGCGTCGTAGCTGTCAGACAACGTCTTGACCGTGGTTCCTATCTCTGTGATTCGATAGTGGATCCGTTTATGGTCCTCTGTATTATTCTCCAGCTTGGCGGTAATCATGGCCAGTGTTTCCAGCGCCTCGGCAATTCTCGGCATTTGACCATGCACTTCCGTGACAAGCGGCGTTATCCCGGCCAGCGCATTACAGAGCTTAAAAACCTCTTTCCTGATTTCCTCCACTTCCGGCATCGCAGCTCCCCCAGGGGTTGATTATTTAGTTTTATGTATTCATTATGATATTGAACAGCTACCGCAACATAAATAATAATTCAAGCGTTAATCAACCCCGTGCTCGCGTTCCCATCTGTTTTTCTTCTGGTTGGTTTTACCCCAGACGTTCGCCAGCGACTCCGGAGTAATCGGCGATACCAGTCCCTGCGCCTGACTGCCGCGCAGACCCTTGTTGAATTCCTGGATATACTTGAGCTGCCGGCTCATCCGGTAGTTGTCCAGCGCATCCTTGCGGCGGTCATTCCATTCGGCCTGGGTGCCCTTTTCGAAACCACGCGTCTCGGAGATATCGGCGGTTCGGACCGGCTGCAGGCCAAAGGCTCTTATCGCCGCTTCATGTGGTTCCATCTTCAACTGCTTGCCCTTGTATTCAACCCGCTTGCCGGAGGCGGTCTTGACCCCATCGGTCGCCTGCCTGACCGCACTCAGAGGATTGGCTATTGCAGTCGGCATCAGATATTCGGTCATCCGCCAATAATCGTTACGCTGGGCCGCCTTGCCGGCCATCCAGGCTTTAGACACCAAGCCGCCAATCGGGCCTCCCACCGCCTTAGTCATATCGTCACCGGCAATGACGCTGGAAATAATCGGGACGCGTAACTGGGTGGCCCCGGTCAGTGACACCCCGATACCTAACGGCTTACCCGCACCAGGCATGCCATGCCAGAGAAAGGCATCTACCATCTCACCGGCTGAATCATAATTTTCCGCCTGTTTGCGCGTCCAAGCTTTCAGTGCCAGTTTAGGCGAATAGCCAAAAAACTTCAGAATCAGCTTGTCCAGCTCATCACTGCCCGGCGCCCCGGCAGGCAGGCCCCCCAGCAGGAACATCGCGAACAACAGCCGCAGTACCGCTTTCTGATCGGCACGGTTGCCGCTGGTGCTTCTTTGGTAGAGAAGATTAAGCATATGTTGGATATACGAAGCCAACGTGTAGAGGGTTCTCCCCAAGGCGGTCCGCGCAAACTTCGGCAGATTGTGGCGCCCCATGTCGATATTGACCATGCTGTTGACGCGCAGGGCATTTTTCAGCGCCTCAGCCTGCGCCTGGCCTTTCTCGCCCTTGAACACCCGATAGGCAGCAAGAATCATGGTGTGCCGGTTTAAGACCTCTATTTTCTGGCCAACGGCCATCGATGTCTGGACGGCCTTGCCCAAGCGCCTAGACCACTTACCATCGCCGCCATCTCCGGCACCGGCCATTTCGTTCATGACCGAATCGTGATCCGAACTGCGGACCGACATTTCATCAAACAGCGACTTCTCTTCGGCGGATAGATTACCGGTCAGAATATCTTTCTCCGCCTTGGCAATCTTGATAACCGGACTTGTGGTCTCCCGCGACAACTCCGACTGCCCCAGCACATAAGGCTGAGTCGAATTGACCAGCATCCAGGAAAAGTTGTAGCCGAGATACCAGATCGACGCAATCGCCCGGGCATTGCCTGACCATTGGTCACCGGTCCCCATGTTGCGGAGAGTATCCTTGATATAGGTATAGGCATAATCCTTCATTTCCGGCGTGACGTGCTTCAGATTTTCATGCTGGTCGAAGGAATACTGCGCTTTTGACAGCATCCCGCTGACGCCTTGTACGTAGCTCTCAAACTTGCCCAAAGCACCGGTCCGGTCATAACCTTCGATCAGACGATTCAATCGCCGGATTTGGTATGATCCCGCTCCACGGGCCATAAAGGATTCGGCAATGTCCTGTATAAAGGCTTCTTTCATTGCCTTGGCTTCGTCTTTGCCAATCTCGCCATGTGCCAACGCTTTGTTGATAGAGGCATTCAAAATCTGTTCGGTCGCCATTTCACCGATTGCGTCCCGGTACATATCTTCACTTACCTGCTCTTTGAAGCCGATAGATGCAGAATATTTCTGGCCATCCCTGTAATGAACCGGCATGGCGCCGGCCAGGTCTTTCTTTACATTGCGAAGCTGTTTTCTCGCCGTACCTTTCGATGCTACAAAACGGCGGTAGACCAGGTTTTTATGAAGCGCCGCGCCTGACTCATCAAGCAACCGGATATCCTTGAACTGTTGCAGCGCCTTTGCCCCGGCGCCCTTCGAAAACAACATGATCAGCGCGCCGTCGTCAGTCTGCTTGAAACTCCCTTCCAACTCATCTACGATCTTCTTGATTTCCCTCACGACATCGTTACCGGGGAAGTTCCATCCCGGTAGCCGCACCCGATCGGCCCGCACCGTCTGCTTTTCTCCGCCCGGATTATTCTGCCGCGCCTTGCGGGATTCATCCGTTTCCTTGCTTACGGTATCAGCGTCAAAATCAAGCGAGGTAATGTGGTGAAAGACATCTACAGTACGGTTCCCTTCGCCGTGGTTCCGATGCACGCGCCCCTTGCGCTTTAACACCATGCCGCGATAATCGGCGACGTGGCGGGCAATGGTATCGATTGACTTGCCTTCCTTCTCCATCTCCGCCATCAGTTCCATAAGTTCGTTTTTGAGACTTTCTTCCGAAACATCTTCGGTTTCGGCATGGTTACGGGCCAGAGTAGCCGCTATTTTTTCCAGCGAAGCGCCGGCCTTGTGCATAAGCTCGATTATTATGGCAATATGCACCTTGCGGGCGGACTCCTGGAGCGCCATGGATTTCTGATAGAAATCAAAAACCCGAGGCGTAACGTCCATTTTCTTTATGCGGGGATTCCGGTTCGCATATTCCAATGAACTGTATTCGGCCCCCATTATATCGGCTTCAAACACCAATTCATCGTACATGCGCCGCTCTTCGCTGGTCAGCTTGGTTTCGCGCAACAGCTGCCCGTACGCGGTCTCTTTGCCGGTATCCCAGTTAAAAAGTGTGTCCTTGACTTTATCCCATAGTGCTGGTTTCCCTTCTTTATCGAAAAGCCCGCCCAGCATCCTGACAACGTAATTCATCTTGTTTTCATCGCGCTCTTTGGCGGTTTCATACACCGGCAGGAAATCAGGGTGCTGCTCGGTAACCATTAGCGGCGTTTGTAAATGATCCTGAGCGAAGCCAGAGAGAGTATCGTTTGCCAGAATGCTGGCGAGAGTATCTTTTACATCTTCAGCATCCGGGATATTTTTTGCGAAGCGGGCAAGTGTGCCGGGTTCAACGATGCCTTTCAGATTACCCAGCAAGGTTGATTCAGAGACACGTTCGATGTTGGACTTTATCTCGTCAGACAGCGCGAACTTGGCCTTGATCTCCACGTCTGCGGAATTAAAGATGACGTAGTTATAATTGCCTTCGCCCTTGCCGCGGCTGGTGCCGTCTAGGTATTTGATGCCACGGATGCCGAGGGAGTGGAGTTCTTGTGAAACTATTGGAGAGTTGGAATTACCAGCGTTCCCGCCAGTTTCTTGCTTATATATCTGTTTCCCTGTCAGCGTTCCGGGATAATCGCCATACTCCGCCAGAGCAGTTTTCACCGTTTCGCTCTGCTCCGATAGCGGCTTGTCCCACAATAGGTATTCATCCTCGGAAGGGGCGAGTTCAACCTGGTAAAGTTTGCCTTGCGTTTCTTTTATTCGCTTCTCGTAGGCCGCCAGAAACTTGCTGATAGTCGCCGCCTCTTCCGGCGTTACTTCATACATATCAAACCAGTTTTGAGGGTACTGCCGGAGTGTCTTTAGCACTTCACCGAAAGTATCAAATCCGAGGTTGTCGACTTCCGCCAGGGCATCACGAAGTCCTGCTTTTGCATCAACCAATTCAGGATCAAATGCCCGCTGGTTCTTCGACAACATATCTTTATAAAATTCCGCCACTTCTTTGTTGCCGGCAAAATACAACCCATAACCATAAGCCTGGTTACCCTCACCGGTGCCTATTTTTGAAGAGTCGAACGTGCTGAAGTCATGCGGCCCGCCGTGCCATGCAGCAGCAAACTGCGCCTCATCACCACCCTTACCCACCGACAACCGCTTTTCCCCAATCCGCAGCATCTCGGCCACGGCTTGATACAGCTCGCTGTCCGAGACATGCGAAATAAGGCCGTTCTGGCGCAGCCAGTGCTTGAGGTACAGCATCAACCGATGCATCAGCCCGATTGGCTTCAGCGTGCCGTCCGCCACCTGTTCGGCCAGCGCCGCCGTCGCTTCCTGTACCGCACGCCGGAACTGCTTTACATTATCCAGGTTGTAACCGTACCCGGCCGCGACTTTCTCCAGGATCGCCTGCGCTGCCAGCGCCTGCTCTGTTTTGGTATCCTTGTTGCGGGTGAACCAGTCCACCGCGATATCGACAACCTTGTCCGTCTGCCCGGCGTGGGCCAGCTCGTGACCGATGACCAACGCCTTGACCCGGCGCAGATCCGGGACGTTATCGGCGATGACGTGAATGGTGCCCTGCAGCTCCATGGCCTGCACGCGGGCGGGGTTGACCTGGGCCTTGGTGATTTCGGAACGGGCTGCGGCGGGGAGGTCGTCGATCGATTGCACGACGTTTACCCGCTTGGCGATCGGGAGGGTTGAGACCCATGCTTGCGCCTCGACGGCCTTGACGCCGGAGACCGCAGGGGAGCCGGTCAACTTGAACTGAGCATCATCCCGTGGCACCACTTCACCATCGATGAACTGAAACCGGGAGCCGACAACCGCGCCGTCTTCACCGATCTCCAATGGCGTCAGCTTGCCGATGTCGTAACCGTCCGGCAACTGCTCGACAACCGGGTCGATGAAATAGAGGGTTTTGGTATCGGAGTTCTGCAGGACATTGGCAGGGCGGATATCCCATACGGCTTTATTGTCGGAGCGGCGTACCCACAGGCGGGCCATCGGGGATACTTCGGTTGGTTTGCCGGCATACTGGCTGCGGATAAACGGCTCAAAGCCGAGTTCCTTCATGGCCGCATCGATATCGGCTTGCTTGGCCTGAACGATGTTTTCTCCGGCGATGGCCACCTGATCGACCACGGCATGGAGGTGGCCGGCTATCGTGGACAAGCCTTTGTATTCATATTCAGTGAGAGGGAATAAAGAGTTATGGAGGGCGATACGCTGGAGGTAATCGGTCCAGGTGTGGTTGACGGCGGCATCGCCGAACTTGCGAACCGTGCGGCCATCCGGGGCAACGGCTACTTTGTGTTCTGTCCCGGCCTGTTCACCTTCACGTTTCCATGCGGCGACAAAGCCGGCGCTGGGGAATTCCCCGGTTTCCTGCATGTGCTGCAACAGGGCGGTTTCTTCGAGAGCTTTGAGGCGCGCATAGAATTTCTTCTGGGCGCCTTTGAGTTCGTTTAATCCCGGTTCGGGATATTCTGCGCCTTCAGTCGTTCGCACTGTGCCTTGAACTGCCCTGGCAACAGCTTCGGCATCAGCGCGATTTCTTTCCGCCCGATTTCCGTCACGTGTTTCTGATATTCGGCGGGGGACATAGAACTCTCCTGAGTCTGATTCATGGGCGGCTCCTTTCTCTGTAACTATATCATTATTATCAGGCTGTGCAAGGGCAAAGTTCGCCTCTTTCTCGGCGGTGCTGCTCTTGGCGTATGCCGCTTTCGCCTGGTGATAAACCTTCAACATCTGCAATTTAAAGGCATCCCATTTGTCGCCGAGATATTGCTTCATCCCGGCCAGGAACTGCTGATATTTCCCGGCGCCTTCACGGATAACGACTTGTCCCAACTTGACCAATTTCGGAATATCCTCTTTCAGATTCTTGGCAAGCCCGGAGAGGGAGGATACAACCAGGGCGGGATCGAACAGCGGGTTGGAGCTCTTGGCGTATGCCGCTTTCGCCTGGTGATAAATCTTCAGCATCTGCAATTTGAATGTGTCCCATTTGTCGCCGAGATATTGCTTCATCCCGGCCAGGAACTGCTGATATTTCCCGGCGCCTTCACGGATAACGACTTGTCCCAACTTGACCAACTTCGGAATATCCTCTTTCAGATTCTTGGCAAGCCCGGAGAGGGAGGATACAACCAGGGCGGGATCGAACAGCGGGTTGGAGTAGAGGGCAACGCCCTTGTCGGTCTGTTTGGTCTGTAGCGTTGCAAACAGTTTATCGAAAGAATTGACGACCGCCGCCTTCTCGGAATCCAGCAGGTACGGGTACAGATCGTTAACCGTCTTGCCGGTCATAAAACCGTGAAGCATGGCATCGGCATACTCGGATACGCTGTTGATGTTGGCCAGATAATCATTGCTGGTATTGCTGTCGGTCAGCTTGTCGATTACATAGTTTTCAAACGCCCGGGCATGCATCTCGATCCCGGTTGACCAGTAATCCTTGTTGCGGGTTTTATCCAGTTCCCGCGAACGGGTTTTCATGTTGGTGGCGTTCAAGTTTTTTCTGAGATCAATAAAAGCGTCTATCAACTCCTGCCGGGTTCCATCCGCCGGACCATACTTGACGGTCTTGTCGGTAATGAAGTCGCCTTTATAGCCGCGCGTGCGGGAAAGATAACTATCGAACGCATGAAACCATTCATGCGCCAAAGATCCGGCGCCCTGGTTCTTGGTCAGATTGATGACGATTTTGTCAGATTCATAGTGCGCAGCAGCGGCGTGTTTGCCGCCATGGCCCCTTGCACCGAATGCCAGCCCGAGTTCACCATTTAGGGATATAGCCTGAGTCGGTATATTCAGCAAGCCGGCCAGGTCATTCAAGGCATCGAAGGCGTTGTTCAAATCGTTCTGCCGCTTTGAACCTTCTACATAATTGCCGAACTCGACCCCTCTGAACCCAAAGGAGTTGGTGAACATCTCCGGCGTCACATCTTTGCCGCCTCGGTAGTCTTCACCAGAACGGGGGTTATTGACGTCCCGGCGTTCATTAGGAACATTCTTCATACTTGCAAGCTGTGCTTCAAGTTCTGTCCGATGGCTGTTCAGATACTCCCGGGCAGCTTTGGCATCATCGAACTTCTGCAGGTCGAGATAATCCTGGCCGATCTTCTTGCCGATGTAATGGCCGGGTTTATCTTTTGCCCGGTACTGATAAATGATGAATTCGGTTGTTTTCTTACCCTTTTCTCCCGGAGCCAGCGTAGAAATCTTTGATTTAAAGTCATCTATCGCTTCGGCCTTGGTGTTACCTATCCCCAATTCGCGCGGCATATTACCGAAGGCGGTTGCTTTCTGTTTACCTTCAACCTGCCACTTGGTAACATCCTTCTCGCCGTGGTACAGATTCCAAAAGTTCTTTTTGAGGGTAACGCCCCGCAGGGAAACATCGTGACCTACCGCGTGGTAAAGTTCGGCACGGCCGGCGATATCTTGTGCGGAGGAATTAACGAATTCGGTCTCTTTCAATACCTTGTACAAAACAGGACTTTTGCCCTGCAATGCTAACTCAGCATGATCCCGCAGGGATTCAACCAACTTGACCCATGGTTGCAGTTTCCATGACTTGCGGGGCTTGTCGGGGATTTCATCGCGTAGGGCGCGAACCAGAGAAACATGTTGCTCATCGAAACCGTCTGCCAGCATCTTGAGATAGTCGGGTTCCGGCCACGTCTTTGCAAACGGCTCTGTGGCAATATCAAGTGTTTTGGCATGATCCAGCTTGGCCGCGTAATCCTTACGGGCCCCGCCGATCTTCTCGCCGAAATCTTCCAGTTTTGTTTTTTCTGAAGAGGTCGCCGGCCCGCTATTATCCGTCTGGGCGCTTTCGGTTTCGTTAACCTTATCGGTTAATGATTTTGTTTCGGTTGTGCCGCCCGGCAGACCCGGCTGCACCGAATCATCCTTGGTGAAACCATCCAATAAGCCGGACGTAGAAACGTCGCGGTTTGTGGTCTTGGGTTGTGGCTTGGTGCCGAAAGTCGAGGGAGTGGCGAAAAGTTTGTTCTGCTGCTCTACATTTTTTCCTGTACCTGCCTGACTTTTGTCCGCAGTATCACCTTCACCGCCGACATGAACGCCTTGCGCTTCTCCGGCGGCATCTTCTTGGCCCGGTTCTTTATTCTCTTCAATGTTTCCGCTGCTGATTTCGGCATCCAGCGCCTCCTTAAGATCGTTTTCAACCTCCTGCCAGTCGGCAGCGGTCATCTTCTCTTCGTCAAATCCGGACAGATATTCGTCGATGATATCAGCGGCGGCGGCCAGCTCTTCCGCCTGTTCATCGAGCCACTGGTTGCGGGAATATTCCTCATACTCTTCGTTGGTCATCGCGCCGATCATCTCGGCATAGCGCGTTTCCGCCTCGCTGTACGCCGCATCCCCGGTATCGGCCGCATGCGTGGAGCGATGCACCTCGCCGCGGGAAGCGCCGTCCAGCTTGTCCAGCAGGGTGTTGATATCGTCGGCCGGCTTGAGATAGCCGTTCTCCACCAGCGCCTCGCGCATCGTGTCCAGCGGCAGACCGGTACTCTTGATGGTATGCAGGAATGTTCCCCCCTCTTTCGAGGCCATGCTGTTCAGGGTATGCGCCAGGTCCTTGCCGGTACCGGTCTGCTGATCGAGCTCGGCACGATTGATCCCCCCCAGTTTGGCGACGGCCAGCTGGAGGCTGTCTTTTGAGGTATCGAGTTGACGACGGACTGAGGTGGAAATCCCGGAGGTTACCGTGGTAACCTTGGTAACTTGCGGGGCAAAGGCTTTCCTGGTGTCGCCCTCTTTAAGCCACTGCTTGAAATCATCGACGGAACTTTCCGTGATAGCGCCGATTCTCTGCGCGCCGGTCTTATCATAATTTGCCAGATATCCGGCCCGGGCCGCCGGAAGAGAACCAAAACCCATCATCACCTTGTGCTCGTCCAGTTCGCCGGTTTTCGGGTCGATCTGGTCAACCACGAATATCTTGCCGCTCTGTTGATCCGGCCCGACAAATACGTCGATATGATCCTTGTCCTTGCCGATCGTCCCCTTGATATAGCCGTAATGGTGCGCCATCTCGGTCTGCCAGGACTTGCCGTTCTCATCGGCACCCTTGCGCAATGACCCGGCGGGGTTCTCTATGGAGATATCAAGACCATGGATGTTGACATGTCCCTTTTTATAATTGCCGGCCTCGATCTGGGCGGTCGTCGGCTCCGGAACGTCATTCCGTGGAGATGTCGCGGCAGCATGCGCAGCTTCATCAATCGATGCATTTTCCCTGACCCGCACTGGTGGCACTTCTTGCGGGACGCCTGTTTCTTGCCGCACGCTGGACAGATCATTATTCATTCCTCCGGGTTGAGGTAAATTATTTTCTGATCCGGTATCCTTGCCTTGCACTTCGGGCACTCCCACTCCCGGCCGTTCCACTTCGGACGCCCCTGGCAATGCGGGCACTGTATCTGTAGCGCCATCGGGTTTCTCCTGCGCCTGTGAAATCTTTACTGTTACCCGCCCGGACCCCGCCGGGATGGTTTCAAAAGAACCGTCCAGCTTTTTGCGAGTCATCATGTACGGTGCAGCCGTTGCGGAAAGCCCGGCAGCAGTGGCTTGACCCATCAACGATTCAGCGACGTCGCCCGGCATTGGCGGCGATTCGTATTCATTATTCTTTATTGCCCCGATCCCTCCCGTTTCGAAGTGGTCGGCGTTCCTGATTTTCGGATAACCGAGCGAAGTCAAAAAGCCATTGGTATCTCCGGCCGCCAGCGCCGCCGGGGCCGGGTGCTGTGTTTCTTCCACCGCGCCCGACGTATCCCCGGCGACCAGCGGCGTAATAGCCTTGCGATACGTTTCCAATAAACGCCAGGCGTGGTCTCTTGCCGATTCGCCCTCAATATCCGGTACAGCCGATCGGCCGCTTTCGCGCAGCTTGATTTCCCACAACACCGCATTCTCAAAATCGGTCTGGTCCGCATCGGTTATTTCCCTGACGGCAGACGGGGGAGCCGTACCGCCCGAAACATCGATAGGCGGCACGGACTCTGTGGTGACAGGAGTTTCGGGAGGAGTAAACGGGGGTATGTTATCAGGTGCCGTATCCGGTCCTGTTGTTGTAACCGCCTGGCTTGCCGCATTTTCCAATGGGCCCTTCGGCGCCGGCATATCTTCGATATCGTCATACCCTTCGTTCTGGTATGAAGTTGCAGGGGGGGGGGAGGAGAGGGGTTCGTTACCGTGTATTTGTGCCGAGGCGGCTTGCTGTTTCTTTTTCAGATACGCCGCAGCTCTTTCGGGCGGCATTGAGCGAATAAGGGCCGCTTCATCGGCGCCGGTGAAATCCATTCCGCGGGTTATTGCATCTGTTTCAGCAGGAGCGCTAATTGTTGTCGCCACACGGTGCGCTCCACCGGCCGCGCCCATGACGTGTGTCATGCCGAGCGTGGTGATAGCGGTATCCTTCATGTTGTTGGCCCATTCCGTCATTGCCTTGGGGTCATTGCGCTGCGCGTCCATGTTTATCCATGAATCATAAATACGGTTGCGTTCTTCCCTGGACAGGCCGGGCTTTTCATACGCCTTATCAGCGGCAAGCTGAAAATGAGACGTCCCAATCTCGCTGCTGATTTCCGCCAGTTGGTGTGTCCCGAGTGCTTTAAAGAAAGGGACCTTGTTGTTCAGCATTGCCAGCATCGGGCCTATTGACAGCCTCTCACCGACATATTCCGGCCCGACTTGTTTGCTGACGTAATCATCTATCTCGTCATCAGTCAGACCGATCTCACGGCCTTTCTTGATCGCATCGGCACCGGCGCCGCGGGCCATCATCTGCACGGACAGTTCAGGCCCGATAACCGGGATGGCTGCAAGCGGCAGGGTAGGGAGCATGTTACCAGCCTGACTGAATCCTTCTCGCAGGTATTTATCCACGATCGGGCTGCTAACAGGCGCATCCTGCTTGATCTGCGCCATTACGACATCAGCCTGATCCATCTTGTCAAAGCCGCTGCGCTCCATGCCGGTATAGCGCTTTGTATAGTAAGAACGATCCGGGGGGGTGAATATATCGCCGCCATCATCAACGGGAATGGTCTTGCCGGAGTTATCCACGTACCCCATGCCCGGCAGAAAGCCCGGAGCTTTTGCCTGCGCCACGGCCACCTGCAAAGATCCGGCGCCCCGGACGGCCCCAGAGACAACCGTTGCCGGAGCAGTGGCAACGGCATTGGAAACATCATCGGCCAAAGCGCGCGCATTCCGGTCCGACTGCGAAGCAATACCAAGGACCGACTGCATACCGCCGGTGCGGGCCCGGTCATTGGTGAACATTTTTATTTTGGAAGAGTCTACTGGCTCTGGTTCTAAAATGTTTCGACCAAGATCGGAACTAGATAAAACCCGGGGGTTCCGCACTTTAGGCAATACATCCGTACCGACATCATCCATGGACAACACGATAGATTTGGGTTGTAGAATATCTTCACCGACATCATCTTTTGATAAAACTATCGAGTCAGCCACGAGACTCCCCTTTGACAATTATTGAATAGTTGCTTCAGATTCTAATTGCCACCCTTTGGGGCCTTTGGAACCGATATACCTCTTACCGTTTGAAAGCGTAAGAAGGTGTTTGCCGGGCATGGATTTTATAGGCTGGGCAGATGTAAGTTGTTCACTTTGTTGTTTACTCTTGCCGGCGCTTGTAGCCTTGTTGCTCGGCGGGGCGGTTTTTTGTGGTGTGGCCGCCTGGGCAGGAACCGGAGCCATGCCGCCGCCTCTTCTGGCCGGAGGCTTTACCGCCGTAGGGGTATAGCTTCTGCCAAACTCCCGCTTGTGTGCCTCAAACTTCTCTGTTAGCGACGCAGACTCGGCATTGTACGCATCTGCGTCTCTTGTCGCCTCTCTGATCGCGTCAGGGTCGCCGGAGGCATTAGCGGCAGCGGAGTTCTTGTTTACCAGCACTCGCCGCTTTGCTAGTTCTGCCGCAGACTTGTCGATATCCGCCCGCGACTCCCGTTCCAGCTCTTTGTTGCTTTTGCCTGAATTGTCCGGCCGGGGATTAAATTGAAGGCGGGGCTCACCGCGACGGAGCTCTTTCCCGCCCGCATCGGTATAAACATCCTGTACCCAGCCGGGACGGCCCTTGACCCCTTCTTCGGTCTTCAGGTGCTCGCCCTTGCCGGGTGCCTTCGCGTTCTCGGCGATAACCTTGCCGGAGGTGCGATCAACCAGCATGCCGCCATCCGCCAAGGCAATAGGTGTATTATCCTTCACCTGTGAAGCCAGCAGCTTCTCGACGCCATTCGGCATCAAACCGTACATGTTGGTTTCGATCTCTTTTTTCAGCTTTGTCCGCAGCTCCGGCGGCAGCTTGTTTTCCGCCTGCAGCTGCTCCAGGGCCAGTTTCGATTTCATAATCAACGCATCCGCAGGCACAAAATCAACGGGGGCGTTGGGGTCATTAGTCTGGCCGACACTGGCCGCTACCAGCTTGCGCTGCGGCTCCGCCTTACCGTTAACAACCCTCATCACTTGGTTTCCCTGGGCGTCGGTCTGGTAGATAGGAGCGCCGTTGGCATCGACGATCGAGAAATATGCCGCCGTCTTCGCGCCCCCTTCGGTAGAAATACCGGCGCCGGCCTGGATCTGGTCGGTGCTATACTCTGCCCCCGGTGTCCCGGTCACCGCCCCGGAAGTGTCAACGTGGGTCTTATGCCGCGCGGGGGAGACAACCATGTTCCAGGCATCCAGGACTTTGTCCAGTTCCGGCGAATCACCGCGCTCGAACTTGAACGGCTTATCACTCGGCGGCAGTGCCTTGGCCTTCTCGTTGGCATCAATCAGGATCGAATGAGCTTCCTGCAACGCCCTGTTGTCATCGATGTTATTGGTCAGGTAGGGCAGCTTAACCCGCATCCTGCCCAAGACCTTCACGTCATCGTCATTCAGTGGTTCATCGTTGGCAACCTTGCCGTAAACCGGTACCGCTTCATGCAGCAGCCCGGCGTCATCCTCTTCGCGTTTGATTTTCGCCGTCTGGGCGGTGCTGTGTTCGACCGATGCTTTGGACGACGCCTCCTGCGCGGCAACGGTCCTGTCGGCGCGGCTGTTTTCAATCCCGCGTTGATCAAGATCCGAATCGGCTTTCTTCTGGCCGGTAACGAAATTACCCATACCGACAAAGGACTCATTGAAATCACGGCCATAATTCTGTACCGGAAACATTCCCATCACATCACCCCTTTAACCGAATTCGGAAAACAGCCAACCAGCCAGCGCACCGATAGCGAGCCCGGCAACAGCCCCGACCGGACCAGCCATCGATCCAGCCTCCGCGCCTGCTGTTGCCCCGGCGCCTGCCCCTGCACCAGCACCGGCCGCACCAGCAGCAGCGCCCGCACCCGCACTTGCCCCAGCTCCAGCAGCAGCCCCTGCTCCTGCACCTGCTCCTGCACCTGCTCCTGCACCCGCGCCTGCCGCACCTGTTGCCGCCGGCGCCATCATCCCGGCCACCGTCGGCGCGGCCGCATACCCCAGCATCGCACCACTCCCGGCCATGCTTGCCGTTGTGCCTTTAACCGTGGCGTCATGCGCCGCTTCCAATTGCGTTTTGGTATTTTCACGAGTCGTCTGCAGAGCGGCGGCACTACCCAGCCCCTTTAAACCTTCATCGGCAAAATAGCGATTCATCCCCATCAAACTAGCCATGACACACCCCCTGGAGACAATTGTAAATTCTGAATGTTTGATGTTGAATTAAATTCAAAATTTAAAATCCAAAATCCAGCATTATTTCGTGATCCCGGCAGGACTGCCCATACCGGACACCAGTTGTTTGTTCAGATCGTTCTGGAACATTGTCGCTCGGTTGGCAGCATCAACCCCGGCCAGCGCCCGGCCGCTCGTCAGGGCGCTCTGCTGTGCCCCGGCTTGTTCCGCGGTCAGCTGCATGCCATAGCGCGCCGTGTTGCGGCCCGCCTGCCCCTGGATATTGTCAAACGACTGGTTCGCCGCCGCCATCCCCTGAGACTTCAAGTCATCAACAACGCCTTTGTTGCCGTTATAGGTGGTCATTGCCAGCAGATCGTTCTTGACCGGTACGGCGGTGGCAAAGAAGTCATCCGACATCCCGAGGAGAACGTTTGCCATCGTACCGCGGGGGTCGAGCCATGCGCCCACTTCGCTTAATTGCCCCGGCACTCCTCCGGGCGACGCATTAGCTACGTCCTGCGCCGCATTAGCTACGGACCCGGGCGACTGCTGATAAAGGGAATTACGATTAACATATCCGGCCGGTTGCTCTGCCATCACACACCTCTATTTCTTTTTAGCTACCGCGTTGGTATACGCCATGCCTGCGCCGGCACCGGCCAGTGAAGCAACCGCCCCCATGGTAGACGCATTGGCCTGGTAGCCCGCCTGTGCGTCGGTAATATTGCGCTCCACCGCATCACGGGCCATGCCCTGCTGCGCCGTGTTGACGCTGGTCTGCAAGCCCATGGCGTTTTCGACATAGCCCTTCTTGGCCGCCGCCTGCTGCGCCACCGCATCCTGGCCCAATTCGCTCATTACCTTCGAGCGCAGCGTCGCTGACTTGACCAGGCCATCCGGAGACATGCCGGCGTTCGGATTGTCGGGCACAAAGGCGCTCTTCTGCGCCAGATCTGCCCCCGCCTGCCCCTGGATTACCGCCGCCGTCTCCGCAGGATCGCGACTGATATCGTCCAGATAGGCGGCGATGACCGGCTTATCCTTCAGATACTCGTTATAATTGCGCACCGCTATCTGGGTCTGTGCCGCCTCGACTATAGTCGGTTTATTGAAATCGTCCGGGTTTGGCCCGCCCTTAAAACATTTACTCCGACCAGCGATTCTATCCATGGTCTGCCAGGCTCTAAATACGCTACGCATGTGCACCTCTTTTCTGCGGATAGTACCTGAATAATGCCGGGTGTTTATATCTATGGTGCCAGCAGGCTCCCCTTTTGCAGATATTTGACCGGATAAAGCGGATCAATCCCGGATATCCCCCGCAGCCGGCATGATCCGATATGTACACGACGGCGCCGGAAGACAGATCCTTCGGCCGGCCGCCGTTTTTAACCAGCTCTATATCTGTTTCATGTATCATCCACCAGGTAGTGACACTGGTAATGCGGCCTGAATCATCTCTAACAACCCGGTAACGTTCGTCCAATATGGCATCGATGATATCCCGGTAGGTGCTTGTATCGATTGACGTATACGAGCCTCCGGACGTGGACAGGAACTCTGTTATTTCAAGATATAGTTTTCTGACGCTGTCGCTCATTGCGGTGTATCCACCTGTCCACTATGATATTGAACGCATACCGCAACATAAATGAATATTCAATCTAATTCGGCGGCACCGGCCAGACGGGATCCGACGGATTGCAGGTCTCCGGAAAATCGCGGAGGGCTTGCCGGTATGCTGCCCACTCTGCTTTTTTCGATTCGGTCAAAACAGTGTCTACGGCCTGCGTCCAATCGCAGGCCGCCAGCAAGAGGTTGCGTTGATATCTAACTTCAATCCTCTTGCGCTCTGTCTGGATTGCGACGTTTGCCACCAATACCCCGTCAACAATATGAGTATGCAGACCTTTTATAAAATCATCGGTAACTAGAATACCGGTTGCGCTTTCAATTGGATCTTGCCCGTATCCGGCACCCGTGATCAATCCGGTGTTTATATCGTATGTCACATAGTTTCTCATCGCTTGCACCCCAATAGCGTTACGGATACCAGGGTGTACCCCGTGCCTTGTGCTGTTATCGTGTGGGACCCCGGACCGATATCCAGTTTTAACTGCATGGTGACTGCTCCCACTTCCGCAATCCAGCTGTAGATGCTGACATCATCCAGCAATACCGATGCAGTGGCCGCGTATGTATCCCAACACGTCACAGTCAACATAACGACTGATGGCAGAGTTTCTGTTGTAGAGAATGTGAAGCTCGGTGAAGTGACCGGCGTGTTGAATGCAACCGTCTCGACGTGTAGCGGCACGGTAACCGCGTTGGTCCCGATCTTCAACGTGTTGACCTGGGCGTCACCGATCTTGGCAGTGGTAATCGCGGCATCAGCTATCTGCGCCGTACCGATGGAAACCGTACCCAATTTGGCGGTGGTAATCTGGGCATCACCTATTTTTGCCGTGGTGATCGCTGCGTCTGCAATCAGCGCGGAACCTATCAGTGCCGTGCCCGCGACGAGCTTATCGGTAGCCAGGCTGTAAATCATGGCATTGGTTATCGTGGCCGCCTTGATAAACGCCGTATCCATAAACACGCCGTAAGTCCCCGACGCACCCGGAATCTCTGCGACAATAAACGGGTATTCGCCCGGATCTGCAGGGTCGGAGCCGGCCATCCTCAGAGCAAAGCGTTCGACGGCAAAAACCAGATCGATCGCATTGATCGTCGGGGTCACGGTATCAAGGGACTTTGACAACAGGTCGATCATGTACGCTGGATCGTTGGCGGTAGCGCCGGATGTGCCGGACGTGGCATTGAACGGCCCTTTGACCCCCGCACTGCTGACGATTCTTCCCCAATAGTAATAGGTGACTGACAGCGAGGCATTGGGCGGAACATCGGCATACATGGCGGAGATGGCCGTTCCGACCATTTGGGCAGCGCCGAGGTCGTTGGCGGTGTGCCGCCAGACTTCGACATAGGAGAGATTTGTGTAGCGTGGATCATCCCACGCCAGCATGATCATGCGGAAAGCACCGGTGGCAACAAGATTTTGTATCTGCGGCGGGATCGTGCCGTCAAACAGGGGTGAGGTGCCGGGAAGGGTTGCCAGGTCAACAGGCAGTGAGCCCGTAGTGACCATGCCGCCATCGGCGCCAATCTTGTTGATCCACCCCTTGAGAGAGTCGAAAGCGCGTCTGACTTCGCTATCGACTTTTGATGACAGCGCTGGGATGTTTGGTAGTTGGATTGGCATTATATCCTCACAGAGAGAAGCGCATGATATTGATCAAGACTGGCATCATTTACACCACGTTAGCCACCCACGCTCCAACTATCTCCGCATATTGCGCCCGCCCGGCCGCGTCGAAATGCACCCAATCGGCGATCGTTTTTTTCTGGGTTTTATTGACCGCCGACAGGTCGGTCTCGGTGACATACGGATAGGCGAAATCCTCGGACATGAAAGGCCATACCGGTACTACATAGAGCTTGGTATAGGTCACCGCCAGGGCGCGAACATCAGACATGCAGTTTTCAATCCACGCCGCCGTTTCGTCTTGCCAGCGCGGGTCACCGGTTGTTGTACTCGACCAGGCTGGAGCGGGGATGACCCCGATGACAACGTTAGGTAAAGCTGTTTTGATCTGTTTAACCATGATCTCCAGACCGAGGCGCATGTATTGGAGCCGCTCCGCTTTAGAGTAGACGCCCGTATCTAGGTTGATATCGTTGGTTGACAGCGCGATAGTGATGAATTCCGGCGTGTCAACGCTATGCTGCGCCAGGTACCAGGCAAAATCAAAGATGTAAAAATTCCCGGTCTTATCTGTATCTGCTGTGTATGACAGTTCGCGATCTACCCCGGTAAACCGGAAGCACCAGTCGGGGCGTTCGGACTTATCTGTTGCGTCAGCCAGCTTGAGGAACGGATTTTCGAATTTAGTGGTATCGGTTTTACCACCGCTGCTGCGGGTGTGGGCTCCGATCCCGGTACTATAATTGTCTTTGCCGATAAAAGAACGGTAGTTCCAAAATCCACGACCTTCCCCCCGTAGGTAGTTTGTTGATGCAGCAAAATATGTTCCTACTGGAGTCACTGTAGCGCCCTGGACGTTTAGATTGGCCTGGATGGCATCCGCCATCAGACCTTCGGTTAGCGAGTCACCAATCACCAGCATCTTGAGGTTTCGGCCAGTCAGCGCCCCCTCGGCAGATACATTCTTCACAATCGGCTTGATGTAGCGCACGTCCGGCTGGGATTCGTGTCTGAACCCGAGTTCGAAAGTACTGCCGAGTTGTGCGGGGTCGAGTCGTAACACTTCATCAACCGATTGGAAGCGGGATGAAATTGTTGATCCTTTGGTGTCCAACCAGAGCCGTAACTGACTCATCAGACTGAACTGATAGGCTGAGAAGCAAGGCGCCTTGAATAGCGCCAGTGGCGTGTTGGGGAGAAAATAAATGGCATCAGGCAGGATCAGCCGGTGTGCTAATTCGTTGAAGGGGGCCAGTCCTCCCGCCAACGATGTAACTAGGTCCCCGCTACCGTCATACAGAGATATTCTTTTATATGGATCATTGGCGTAGATTTGCTGCCCGTAAATAATGGCGATACATACCGAGTTGGCTGGGAACGTTGGGGTCAACTGGACGGCGGCGACAACACCCGTGGTTTTGTCGATATACACATAGAGCAGATATGTAGGCAACGTCTGTGCAAAACTTACACTCTGTGCGGAGGGGACATAGACGTAGCCGTCTTTAAAGAATACTGCCGCATTAGTGGTACTGACCGTGGTAACCAGTTTTGTCGCCAGATTGATCGTGACGCCAACGTCCTTGCTGATGATGCCAAGTGCATCAGGGGGACCAAACGGGAGGGCAACCCCGGCTGCGTTACGCAGTGTTATTTTACCGTAAGGGTCATTGGCATATAATTTTTGACTGTAGCTCATGGCAATCAAAACCGAGTTTACCGGCGGAGTACCCGGTGCCTGAATTGCGGCCAGTATGCCAGTAGTTTTGTCGGCGTAAACGTAAAGCAGATAGTTGGCGCTGGTATGGGTGAAACTGACGTTCTGCGAACCGGCCAGCGAAACATACCCTTCCTGTGAGAGGATTAACCCCCCACCGGCAGATGTCGTGACGGTCTTTGCCGCCAGATTTATTGTTAGATCCACGTCAGACCCAACCATGCCAAACAGATCCCGCCACTGGGACAGGCCGTCCACTCTCAGGAGCGTCCCACCTGCGTTGATATATTTAATAAAACGGCTAGGGGAAATGGAGTAGAACTGTTCTCCTTTGACCATGCCAATAACCGGGAACCCGACCGGCGGCAGCGCCCCCAGGTCGGTCATATTAAGATCCCCGGTGACCGGGTGAGCGAACAAATACCCCGTATTGGTAGAGGTGGCAAAAATGTAGGACACGTTCTGGCCGCCTGGGATGGTTACCAGCCCGCCCTTGTGCACCAGCGCTCCGCCCGTGGAATCGGTGGTGATCGTCTTGGACTGCTGATTGATAGTGAGGCCGCCAATGTTGCCGGTATAGGTGCCCCACCGCTCACCAAAACCGCCTACAACTCCGTAGCTGGTGGGGATGACCCTTATCTGTCCGGTAGGGTCGTTTGCGTAGATTTTTTGCGCGTAAATAAAACCCAGTAAGACCGAACCGACTGGGGGACGTGCGGCATCAGCGGCTATACCCAGCACGCCGGTGATTTTGTCGGCGTACAAAAACATTGCATATCCCGGGGGATTTGTATAGGCGAAGGCGACATTTTGTGCCAATGGGATGACCGTGTAGCCTCCCTTGTAAAAAACGGGACCCCCGCCGCCGGTGATGGTTTTGGCGGTCATGTTAACGGTGATTGAAACGTCCTGACCTATCGTCGCCAAGGCTGAAACACCGCTTTCAAGGGTGGCGGCACGGCCTTCTACAAGCGCTACCCGGTCGAAGCTGCTTTGTACCCAAGCGCCAATGCCGGTAGCACCGCTTTTGCGATAAGTGCCGTTGTTGGCGGAGGTTGCGTCGTTGGTGACATAGGCAACCGATTTATCATCAGGGACAAGGTCGGCATACAGTGCAGCTTGCGTAGCATAGCCGATGACAGCAGCAGATTGCCCGACTTCAACAGCGTCAACCCTGTCACCAAAGGCTGTGAGTTGTGGCTGCACCAGGGCGGCACTGGCAGCGGAAGCTGAAGCTGATTCGGTGGTGCTTGTTCTGTCGAGGGCGGTTTGCACCCGATCTGCCGCAGTTGCGGTTTTGTCCTGACCGGTCGCTACTCTGTCGAGGGCGGTTTGCACCCGATCTGCCGCAGTTGCGGTTTTGTCCTGACCGGTCGCTACTCTGTCGAGGGCGGTTTGCACCCGATCAAGTCCGGTCTGCACCCTGTCCCCTGCCGTTGCGGCTATTGCGATGTCAAGCAACGGGGAGGTAGGCATATCCGGCAGACTGATTGCGCCTTCTCCGATTTCGTAGGCCAGCTTTGCAGATAACAATGTGGTATCGACAGCTTCATCAACGATGATGTATATTTTTTGGATAGCGGGGTCGCTGCAAGTTACTTTGTAACAGGTGGGAACATCCCCCCGGCTGTTGGGCCACAAGGCAATGTCAGCGGTGCCTGCGGCGTTTTTGATCTCTCCGGCCGCATTGGTGATTGCCGTTATCGGCAGTGAAGACACCAACTCCCCGCTAACCACATCAAAAACCGAGACCACTTTTTTGCGCTGAAAATCAACCAACTGAAATGTCAACGTGGCTCCGGCAAGGGGAGTCCCGTCAGACGACATGAGCGGATCGCCAACATTGGTGAGTATCTTTACTGTTGCGCTTGGTGATACCGACATGACTCTCTCCTTATACCTGCGCTAATTCTGAGATGGTTGATGCGATCAACAACGATGTGACTTCAACCGGTCCCTCGATCTGGACTTCCCAGTTGGTGGCTCTGAAACCGGATGGGAGCCGGAAAGGGGTTGAGCTCGTTGAACCTTGTGCCTGGGTATGCTTTAACACTCCATCGGCGTAGACCTTCACGGTGACCGGACCGGCGGCAAACACCTGTGCGGCGCCGAAATTGATAGGGGAGGGCACCTGAAACTTCTTCGACTTCCATACCAGGCTGTGAGCTCCGGATCCGGCCGCCCATTCGACAATCACCCCGGCGACAACCAGGTACAGCCTGCCGGTCTCCCGCTCGTACCAGCCGGCCGTGGCGGTAATATCGTGCGTTGAAAAGTCGCCGGTAGCCGTATCGAAGATAAACCCGCCTGACGTCATGAAGCCGATATAGAGCGATTCATACTGCACCGCAAAGACCAGCGCGTCTGAATACGGCTTCCACTCCTTTTTGGTCATCAGGCTTGCCGTCGCCAGTTCAACCGCACCGGTCCCCACCAGCCACAACCCGGAGGGACCGGGATACATGCAGGCATAACCCATGTCGACAAAGCCGCGTTTCAACAGACACGCCTCACCCTTCTCCAACTTCTCCACGCTCAACTGCCCAGGAATTGCCCCGGTGACCACATAAGGCATGCCCTTGGTCGTGACCAGGATACTGTTGCCGTAGGCTCCCTTAGCTACGATTTCAGCATCAACGGTAATTTGGTATTCCGGAGGGTAAGCATGGGGAAGATACGGCTCAGAAGGGCAGAGAACATTTTTGTAATGCCCGACCATGAACCCGCCGGGGTGAGATATTAGATCAATCATCGCTGCATTCGGCGCGACCCAGGTTTTAGAGGGAAGCACTTCACCCAGGGCAGTTAATACCGGCACGGCGGCATTTGAAGTCGTCGCCACTGCTACGGAACCATAATATTGATACTCGGACGCGCTGGAACCGGTATTTGCCAGATAGATATTCTTACTGACGATAGTGTGGCTACCGCCGGGCGCGACACTCATGCTCGCCACGGTCAGGGTATTACCCGGCGTTATTGCCAGCAGCGCCGACGGCTCGGAAGGTGGCCCCTCTTCGCCGAATGACGATACATAGGTGTAGACGCAGGCATAGGTCACATCATCCACCGGAGGCCCAGCCGTGCCGCTCCTGGATAGCGTCGGCGCCGCGGCAGGCTTGGGTATACCTAAGTCCCATGATCCGCCAGGTTTCGACGTCCCGCTGAGTATCCTGGTATTGTCCCCCATCTTCGGCACGCCATCCCCGGTCCAATAGAGCCGGTCGAAGGCGTCCAGCGCCACGGCGCTGCGGCAGACATTGACGTCGGTGATCCAGGCCAGCCACCGGTCACCGGTATATCTGAAGATTGATTGTTTTGTCCCCGACACCAGCGAATCGGTTACCGTAACGGCCCCCTCACTGACCAAAGGCCGCAGCGAGCCCGAACCGAGCAGACAGTTGGCCGCCACCTGCGCGGCTGGTTGCGGCAGGTTTACCGGCGCGATCCGGGGGGCGAGGCCGCTGAACTGATTCAGGCGTATTATCATTGTGGTGCCGCCGGAGCTTCTGATCTTCTCTTTGCCACCTGAGCCGCCGGAACGCCAATCTTTGCCGCAAACCCCCCCAGCGCCGCCTGTGATCTGGCCAGGGAATCAGGAATTTCGCTGTCCTTGGCGAAGGCGCGGTACAGCAGATAGTCGATCAGCGCCGGGACGTACTCGTCGGCCAGGGTGATGGCGCTGCTGATTGCGCTTATGGTCGCGGGCAGGGCAACATACACTACTTCCAGCTTCTGCGCTGTTGAAGCCGGCTGGGGAGGGTAGGTCATGAAAATTTTAGGTTCGGCGGCGGAATAGAGCACGTAAGAAACTTTTGCGGCGGCGGCATATCCCCGCCAACCCGGCATTATGCCGTCCATCACCTCCGGAGTACTCTTTGCCGGCACCGTACCGCCAGGCACATTACCGCCAAAGCGCACCGCCGACAAGCCGCCGGACGGCAGCGCCTGCCGGTATCCCGCTACCAGGGCGACATCGGCAGTGACGATCGAAGCGGCAGGTTTGAGCAGTACCACCATCACCTGAGCCTCGTTCAGATAGCCGAGCATATCGGCATTCAGCCAGCGCACGCCATCTGTGGCCGGGGTGACTATCACATCCACAAGATCGATGCGGGCTTTATTGATAACTTCCGACGCCAGCGTTGCCATGATTGCTACTCCCCGTAGTTGATTGCATCGGCCTGAGTCTGCTCATCGGCTATATTCCTTGCCGCCAGCAGCTGGTCGATCTTGTTTTGCAACAGCCCGATAAAGTTCGGATCGGCAACCGCACCCAGTCCTAACGACAGCAGACCGACACACCCCTCGACAAACACCGTATCAAGATCCCCGAAGAACGGCAGATCTTCGTCCATTTCAGTCAGAGTAACCGGGCGGACGAAGGCCGGGATCTTCACCGTTACATTCGCATCCGGCGGCGGGTACAACCATAAGGTTTTACCGACCATATCGTAATACTTCGGCTCGCCGGGAGTCTGCAGGCTGGACTTGTCCATGCGACCCAGCGGATTGAGCGGCCGTTTGCCGACTACGTACGGTCGCTCCGACATCGACTGAAACTCCGGATACAGGGTAACGTTGGCTCTTGTCGATGAAAAATTAACCGAAAGCTCCTCCCGCAGCAGATCCGACCGTGCCAGCAACAGGCGATTGCTGATAATCGCCAGCAACTCCCGCAGGGCTTCGAACAGGGTGCATGTCGGTGTACCGGTTACTCGCGGCAGAACAATCCCCATCAACTCGATCACGGTCATCTTTTCCTCCAGTTTTTATACACCTTCTCCACGGCGGCGTAGATTACGGCTGGAGAGATGTTCTGAGCGCAGAGTGCAGCGCCTGTCTCTTCGACGATAGTGCAGTACTCCGTACCGTAGTGGAGACGGTGGCATGGGTGACAATCGCAATCCACCGGAATAAGCGCCTGAACATTCTGCCAATACTTCGAGAGGTTGTTGGCCGATGAATGCGATAACAGCAACACCTTGTGCGGTGTCTCGCTGAAACCAACCGCGTTAAGCACGCCGGTTTCCGGGCCGATAACCAGATTGGACCTCTCTGCCAGAGCCAGCGTTTCGCGTATCGTCAGCTGATCCGATAGACAGATAACCCGCTCTTCATCCTCCCACCCTTGCTCAAGGATCTTACAGGCGAAATCACCCACCATGAATATCCGTGCTTCCGGCATATCGAGTAATATACGGGCAATCACGGCGTCCTGATGCGGGGTGAACTTGTGCGCCGAAGAGCCGGACAGAGCCCAGACGATGTTGAAGGTTTTCTCCTCGAACTGGACAAGCCTGGTCAAGGCCGCAATCCGCTCATCATCGGTCGCATAAAACAGCTTACATGGCTTGAACGGTACTCCGGCAAGCTCCGCCGTCCACTCATGATAATTAGTATTCATCCGCTTCTTGCGTACTTCCAGCGGCCATGAATGATTAGGCCGGCCAGGCAGCGCCAGCAGATGCCCCTCTATCGACTCCGAGAGATTGACGAACTTGTCGAAGCGGGTGGCCTGCACGCGCCAGAATTCATGCAGTTCATGATTAGGCACCTGATCGTTATCTTGAATGTACCAGTCATCAATGTTCGGATCGTGTCGCAGAACGTCCTGCCCTTTTGGAGTCGTCATTACTGTGACGTGGTAGCCCAGTTCTTTTAGCCGCGGGAACAGCAGCGCTGTCTGTATCATGTCGCCAAATCCGCCGTACCTTACGCAACAAGCTGTTTTTATAGGTTTATCAAAAGTGTTTTTTACGCTTGTTGCCAGCAGCCCCGTTGGCCCTGCATTTTTTTGATAAATCTCAAACAGGCTGTATTCGTTTCCGTAGCCGCGCTCATCCTGCTCAACCATCAGCCAATTACAATCCATGTTATTGAGCATTTTGGGGATATCGTAAGGATAGATATCGTGTTTATGATCCGGGTTTGCCCCTTCCTCACCGCACTTCGGATATAGATTCGCCGACGGCACATACAGACAGAGATAGCCACCCGGCTTGATCACCCGGGCCCACTCATCCAGAGCCGCCTGCATATCCTCCATGTGTTCCAGAACATGAGACGAAAAGACGGCATCAAAGGATTCATCAGCAAACAGAGTCAACTTGTCAGCCGATCCCACAACATCCGCTGCCCCCTGGCCAAAGTGATGGCCCGAATCATAGCCAATGAAGTGCGGGAACGCCTTCTCCATGCCACAACCGATTTCCAGCACCCGGCCACGGGTGTACTTAGGCAATAGATGTTTTATTTTTCTACTTTCAAAGCCTTGGGGGCCGTTAATGGACCACATACATCGCCTTTCCGTTCTGGAGTACAATTCGTTTTGGTAATACCTCGTCCACCGCCTGAGTAGCTCCAGCCAGGCAACCATAATCATCGAAATAAATAATGCCGCCACGCACCATACGCCTCGGTAAATGCATACATGCCGCCTTGACGCTCTCGTATTGATCACAGTCAACATGCGCAAAAGCGATGCCCCTAAGATCGTGCGGCAGCGTGTCAGGGAACATGCCAATATGAAAAAATGCATCCGGAATTATCTGCTTGACCCGCTCTGCATTCGTATCGGCAAAATCGCCAATCTCGTGCCGGTCAACGTCGCTCTTCACCGGCATACCGCAAAAGGTGTCGAACAGATGAAGTTCACGGCTGTCAACCTTAGCCAGATAATCCAGGACATACGCCGAACCACCCTGATACACGCCGATTTCAACGAACTTGCCCGGAGGAGTAACACTGGCCACGTTCAACATCACCTTAATATTGTCCATGCTTATCAGGCTGTTTATGCATTCCTGCTCTTCTGCCATCAGAGCGCACCTTGTGCTGTCAACTGCGCATCAAGTAGTGAGTCAAGCTGTGAATCTGTGGTAGCTGTATTCCCTTTTGCATTTTTCCCGGTTTTCACAGGGGCAGCATCAGGCAAAGCCGCCGTAAGCCGCGTGATTTCAACCTGAGCGGTATCAAGCTTGCCCTGGATTTCCTCAATCTCGGCATCCTTCTCTTCCAGTTCAGCGGAAACCCTGCTCAACTCATCAGCCAGACGGGCAATTTCGTCCCGCAACGCCGGTTCGCTTGTTTCCGCGGTAATTACCGGGATTTCAGCCGGAACAACAACATCCTGAAAACCTTCCAGCTCAACGCCCTCGGCATCGAATTGAATACCAAACTGCTCATAGCGGGCAGCATGTGAGCCGTAGATTTCCGCAAAAGGTCTTTTTTTATCCAGCTTTCTCAGTTTCTGTGTCATGTTATTACCTCATGTTAAAATGGTTGTTATTTCAGTTGCTTTTGGTGTCCTTGACAATCTTATCGCCGCCTGTATAGCCACGGTTCAAATCATCCCCGCCAACACCATATGTATCGGTAACGCCAGTCTTAAATCCTTTGTCCGGCAGATCCTTGCCACTTACTTCGCCGTTAGGCATATCCATCTTATGGTCACACATTTTTTTATCCATGATCATCCCCTTGTTTAGAAAAATTGGGGAGGGCGCAAACCCTCCCCATCGGACTATGCCGCCGAATCCCACTTGACGATTCGCTCATCAACCGCAGTCAAACGGTTCTTGGCGAAACCGCCCAGGTAGTACCAGGCAACACCTTTACTGCGACCGTAATCCCCAGGGATCTTGCCGCGAACCTCTTCAGGATTCGCCACACCTTCGGAAACGGCATCTTCACCAAAGAAATAAATCCACCCGGACTTAGCCTGACCCCAGTTGGTGTCCTTGACCACGTTGGTCTGCTCGACATAACGGGTGTTCTCGTAGCGGCCAATCTCGCCATTCATGATCATCTGGAAACCGGCGTCGGTATACTGATGGACGGCCTCCAGATCGTTCTTGAGGGTCCGCAGGGTAGTCGGCCAGGCCAGCGCCATGTAATCATCCCCGACATAGGGGTTGATATTGCGCTCTTTCATGACATCTACCAGCGCCTTGGCGTGGTTTTTGTTGAATGCCACGTTATTGGTCGCCGTCGCCGTGCCGTTGGTGGTCAACACGATTGAAGCGGTATCGGTACCGCCGGTAGGGGCCACCCTCAACAGCGTCGCATTGAATGCAGCATGGGCACCGAAGTCGAACGCCTTCTTGGCATCATTCTTCATCGCCTTGTTGACGATCTCTTTTACCGGGATCTCGGAAAGATCATCAAGAACGCCGGAATAAGGCACAGAGTTGCCGTATTCCTGAATCGTCATCGTACCCTGAGTGATGACGAAGTTTGTTTCAGGCATGGTGTTGGTTTCAACCAGTGTCGTACCCTGAGTAGCAACATCAGAGAAAACGTCCCAGGTGAACAACTGCCCCTTGTTTTTGCCAACTGCGTCCTTGATATCAGCGAACTGGCGGAACTTAACCATTGGCTGAACCACGTTGCGCAGTTCCTTGGAGAGGTTCTTGGCTGATAAATAGCCGCCAACCGTGTTAGTTACCCAAACCTGTCCTGCCATGATGCACCTCCGGCGGGTTGTTATCCCGCAATGGTTGTGCGTATTAGACTGGTAAATTACGTCCTTTACGCATTTGAGTGATTATGTCGCCGTGCGTCTCTTCCTGTTCGGCAGCCGCTCCGGTTTGCCGTGCTCCGGCTGCAATCGGCAGGCTATCTATCGATTGCTTTCGCTCCAGCTTGATCTCGCGTGGAGTCTTTGTTGCCGCAGGTTGGGTCAAAGTACTTTTCACTTCATTGGCGGTATCAAGCAGCGCCTGGTGGTAGCTGATCTCTCCGGCTTCAATAAGCGGGGCATACTTTGTATTGAAGAGATAATCTCCGTATTGCCGTTCCTTGGATTTGTCATCAGCAAACTCCGGGTTAGCCTTCAGGAAAGTATCCCAGTCTTTTTTAACCTCCTGCTTCTGCTCTATACGTTGCGCCAGCGCGTCCTCGTCAATCGCTTGGGGGGTAGTAACAGGTGCACGCCCCTTATTGATTGCATTCCGTAGCGCCTGTTTGGCTGCATCCGTATTGCCTTCGACAATGGCATTAAGCGCCTGGTCCAGATCGTCATCATCGCCAGTGTCCGCTTCAGTGGATAACTGGCCCTGTAGCTGAATCTGGTCATTCAACGCCTTTTCCCTGCCGGCCAGGTCTTTTTCCTTCGCTGCCGCCAACCGCAGCCGTTCTGAAGCTGCTTCATTCTTCTGGTAACCGGTCAACACCTCGGCAAGCGGCCTTTCCTCCTCTTTGCCATTTATCTTGACGCGGACCAGCATTTGCAGATCATCAACAACCTGCTTTCCGGCTTGGTCCGTAGTCTCGATGGTGCCCCCTTCCACCTCTTGCCCCTGCCGCTCCTCATCGATCTTGTTGCCGATCTGCTCAAACATAAGTTCCCGAGCTGTCAATGGGCGCTGCTGATCCTGTGTACTGCCGTCACTTGACACGTCCTGCTGGATGGTGCCTGTTTCATTCTCCATTCGCTAAACCTCCTGGCTTCTAAGATGTTCTTCTGCGTTCCAGCCTTCTTGGACCTTCTCCGCTAACCATTTATCAATACTTTCAGCACGCCATATTCTGTTTTGGATATGCTGAACAAGTGACGCATCGGTCGCATCAACTCTCTTCAACTCTTCAACAGCCTCATCAATTTCCCTGTGCGCACGGTCGATCAAATAAGAACCGACCTTCCCGGATAAAAACGATTCGACCTCAATACCGAACTTGACCTGCTCCATATACTCGCGAGTGGTATCATCACTATTCATTAAATTTCACCTTGTTCATTATCATACTGAACAGCATTGGCAGGACCTACTCCGCTTTCAACCCCTGACATCATCCCCGTAGCCGCTTTAGCCGGAAACATGGGTGAAGTATTCTGCGGGATATGCGCACCTTCCGGGATCTCCTGCTGCTGAATATTTTGGGGATAAATTGGCGCGGCATCCATATCCACAAAACCTGCACTCTTGGCGATGGCATCGGCCACCGGAGTAATACCCGGCACCTGCACTGCTGTTTGCGCCGTATTCATGGCGGCAAAAAGCGCCTCAACCCTTTGCACCATAGACCGTACTTCGTTCAGATCCTTCTCCGAATTCAGTTTGGCTACCTGAGCCGCAACAACCTCCGGAGGATTCTTGGCTTTCAGCGCGGCCTGCAGCTCCAGAACAGCCTGCGACAATTGAGCGATACGTGGATCTTCCTGCTCCTGGCCGTCATCCTTCTTGAAGAAGCGGGAACCATCCTTATAACCGCACTTGCCAAAGACCTCTTTCAAAACCTCATCCTGATTAAGCATCTGGTTGAGCTTTTCCGGACCTACAAGCTTGGCAGCCATATCCATGGCAAAACCAAAACGGTCGGCCTGTGTTTGCGGATTGGTTGATCCGGTGCCGACATTAACCGACAGCATCACATCCTGCATGATCATATCGTCCGTAACCTCTTCAAAACCGTGATCACTGATAGCGGCATCCCGGCCCGCCATCTTCAACACCAGTTCATTTGTCTCGTAAAACTGGTTCAGTACGATAAACTGCCGCAACACCTTCTCCACCCAGCTTTCCGTGAATGTCCGCAGCTGATATTCGGAAACCATGTTGGCTGAATTGGAGAGCAGGTTCATTCCTCCCACGGTTTCATTCAGCTTTCGGTTTGACGCCACCGACGATCCGGAGAACGAACCCGATATATCGTCAAAATCCAGATTAAGCCGGTCCTGCTCCTGATACGATGATGACGTAGCATCATCGGTGGTAATAACTCTCACGTCCGCGTTAGGATCATCCATCAGCGTTACGGAGCTCTGAATGTTGCGGACCAGCGACCGCAGATCAACATTCTTGCCGCGCTTGACAAAATAGCGCTTGTTCATCATGTGCTTCACATTGTCGATCCGCATATTTGCTACTTCATTTATTTCGCTCTGGATATCCCTGGTCAATGATGGTTCGCTTGACGGATACACCTTGTGAGCTTCCAGAATGGTGAAGCCCACCGCTACCGGACGCCCTTGCGGATGTTTTTCTTCCACCAGCACCGGATCTGATAACAGTTTTTCGGTTCCCAGCGTGTAGTACGTTACGTCGTGGCCTTCGACCTCGATAAAATTTTCATGCACCCAGACAATCGTATAATCGGAATCACCGGTATTCGCGGCCTTGGAATCGGTGCCCTTGCCCTCGCGCGTCAGCCGGATCGTGTCGTAATTGCTTTTTCCGCCGGCCAACACCTCAACCTTGGAATATGAGCGCCACTTGGCTTTGCCATCAGCCGCCGGCTTCATCCGTGCCAGCACATCCTTGACATACATCGGCCACCTGATAATGAAATACGGGCTGGAATTAACCACATCCCGCCAGTCGGCCGCAGGGTCAAAACGATAATTCTCAATCGGCAGCAGAAAAATATCAGGCCGGTCCAGCTTCTTGAGCTCATTGATATTCCAAAACTGATATGAGCCGACAACTCCAACCGCCTGGGCCTCCTGATATGCGCCCATGCACGTCAAAAACCACGGCATACCGTGAGGGTAGGGGCGTGTCAGGCGATACTGCAGCAGCGACTTATGGAACGCCGCGCCGGCTTGTGATAACGGATCATTATCATCCACCGCCCGGACACTGGTCACATCCTCTGTGGAGAAATAGGCCGCCGCGCCAATCGCCTCGTTTTTTCTGATCGCCGTGCGCGTCTTTGGCCGGAATAGTCGTGACTTCAACCGATAGGCATCAGTAAAATACTTTGACCCTTCCGGATGTTCGCTTTGAAATTGCCGCACATCCTGAATGATCCTGTTCCGGACGTTAGTATCAAAGAACGAACTTGAGGACGACTCGGCATCACGCGCACGTTCCACCCAAAAGGCGTCATTTGTAGATTCTTCGCTCATTTGTCGTACTCCAGCCTGCCGGCAAAGTCTTGAGTCAAATTCTCAACATCGTCCACCCGTTTTGCCCCGCGTACCAAACCGAACCGCTCCAGGATTTCGCCACCATAACGCATGGCAATCTTGTCCAGCTCCGAGGACGATGCATAGCCGTTCATCGGAATCCTGCACCCCATCTGGCCATCCAGCGACACGTTGCGAATATCGATAAAACCCTTGCGATAATCCGCCTCAACCAGCCAGTCATAGCCGCCGTAATGCCGCAGCAGCGTGCAGGCAACTTGCTCGCATATCGCCTGATCCAGCGGATCAACAATAACAAGCGGCTCTACCTCGCGGTCAAACGTCGGTGCATCGTCTCTGCAAATAATATTCATCGTCAACACTCCGGTTCAGTTTCGCGCTGCTCCAACGTTTGTTTTTCCCTGGCAGACAGCCACAGCCATTCTTTCAGGGAATATACAGCCTTGATCGACTCAGGTAGACGGTCATATTCGTAATTGCCGCTATCCGTCATACCGGTTTAGGCTCCACAAACTTACGGCCATTACTGAATTCGTAAGTCGGCTTTTCCTCTTCGCTGGTATCCATCCCCTTCACCACCTGCGAAAACAGGATAGAACTTGAATTCACCTTATCCTCGCTTGCCATCATTCCACCTCCGGTTCCAGCATCTGCTCGTCATAAATGATCGGCGGCTTATAGTCCATGTCGTATAACCTGCTACAACCATCTATCAAATCATCATGCACAGCAAACGGGAAAAACAGAAATTCATCCAAAAACTGCTTGTTGAGTGAATACAAATTCCCCTCATGATCTTTGCGCTTAACCGGCTGCAAAATACGGTACGGCTGCCCATCTTCTCTCACCCTCTTTTGATTCGATGTTTCCGAGGGAGTTACCGCCGTCAAATAAAACTGCCCTTTCAGGAAGTCCGGCACCAGGCGTTGCACTCTATCCTCTTTACTGGTCGTACCGTCGCGGGTCCAGTTCAGTTCCTTGATATCAAAAACATCCTGGTCGGCCTCCATCTGCTCCTGAAAATAATCCAGATCCGACTGCATACCATACTTCTCATAACCAACTTCGACGGTTTGCACCCCCGGCTGACTCCGCCACTTGCGACGCAAATCACGTATTGCCAACCACCGTTCCCGTAGATTCATCTTGTGGCACATGCCATCAATCAAATACTTGTTACGGGCAGCATCAACTGCAATCACCGGAATAGCAGTACTATCGCTCCCCTTCTTCTTGCTGCTGGCCGGATCTCCCATGATATACACATTGATAGTTCCGGGCCTGATATCGGTAAACTTGAGCCAATCCTTCTGAAACGTCGCATTCTTGCCGGCAGCCGGATTCTGTAACATCTGCGCCGGAAAGTTCGTACCCTGCCGGATGATCTTGTCTTTGAGCACTTCCGGCGGCAGAAAAACCGACTTTCCATCTATCCGGCCATTATCAGTAGCCGGATGTAAACGGGGCTTAAGCAACTTCTTTTCCAGAATATGATGATAAGTATCAGCAAAATGATAGCGAGTGCCTATATGCCAAGTTCTGCTCCTTCCATCCTCACCCCGGGCGCCAAGGTTATCAGACAACTCCCAGGCGCTTGTGGTCTTATCAATCATTTCCGAACTGGTAACGCTTTCACGAGTAACAACATCGTCATATACTCGCAGTCTAAAATGAGAACCGGTCGGCTGGCCATCGACCAGCCCGGAACACTCCAACGTTCCCTCTCGCGGGTTGTTATCACGGTTCACATCCAACCTGAAAGAGTTCCACTGTCTACCAGCTGCAGGCGCATCGCGTTCCGGATTCTGCCAAAACACGCCAGGGTACAACGATTTAAGTTCTTCGTTGATTTCCAACTCGGTCTTGATCATCTGTAGGAACTTCTTGGCCGGCTTCATTGAGTGCGACAACAGTCCGACGGTTATTTCCTTATCCTTGATGATCTCTTGAATAATTCCGGCAAACGTGATTATCGTGGACTTGTAATGTTCACGTGCCCACAGATCCAGAAAACCATCCGGGGCCGCTTCAACCTCGCGGCAGCGTTTATACAGCCAAGGATGAAAAGCATCAGGGCGGTGCAACAAATTAGTCAGCAGATAGAAGCGATCTACCTGACCTAGTTCGGCTTTACCGGCATCACCATGCTCGTGGATGATAGCTGCCCAAAGATCCGCAATTTCAAAGAACGACGCTTCTTGAAGTTCCGCAATATGTTCAGGAGATAATACCGGCATTCTTTAACGCCTGCGCTTTCTCCTTGAGACTTTGCAGCCTGCCCATATCATCAACCACACTTTCAGTCTGTATTGGCCCACCGTTCTTCCCAGCCAGTTCCACCAGCGACTTATCGAGTCCCATCATCTTCTGCAGTGCATCAGCAGATTTTTCAGGGGAGGGGAATACCGGTACATACACAACACCGCCATCAACGATGCGAGACTCCAGACCTATACCAATTCGGTGGCCATCCTTAACGTCGCTGATATGCAATTGCCTTCTGATACCAGAACTGGAGTCGTAATAATTGGCGGGATCAAACTTCATGCCCTTGATACGAAAGTCTATCAGGTCATTAATTGTTCTATTGCGGATAACAGCAGACAATTCAGCGATACGTCCTGATATGTCCTTGTTTTTCAACAGTTCATGAGCGCGTTTGCGGGCATTGCTATCAGTAGTTTTTGGATTAATTGCCGCCTGGTATGCCTTTCCAGCATGGCCACCATTCTCGACAAAAGCCACACAGAACATCTCATTGCGCGGTTTTTTAAGAACAGCCGCCTCATAACCGATGATTGCCTCAAAATCATGAAGCACCATCTGGCCGGTAGCGGCAGTTTGTTCAAAATTTGTCGAGTTAGCAGTTCCCATATTTCAGGGCTACCGCAACATAAACGAATACGCAACAAAAAAATTCACTATGATAATGAACACAAAAAAGACCGGGTTTCCCCGGCCTTTCGGTTTATACGCTTGCTGACGACAATGAGCAGTTCACATGCCTCTTCTGCCGGCCTCTCAGTTCCCCCTGGTGCAAGCTCTTGTGGCGTTTATCGCAATACCTCCTCTTTTTGAAATTATCCTTTGTCTCCCCTTCTTTCTGTACCAGAGTAGCGTCACACCACAAACAACACCGAACCTCATCAACCAAAAGGGCCGTCCGTTCTCCTGCAGTCACACCTCCCACACGTCACCTCCAGCATAAAATTAAAACCCAGTTGCCATCAACGCTACTCGCTGCTCCGCCGCACTCGGAGTTTTAACAACCGGCGGCATGCCCTTACGGTCAAAATCATCAGTAAACAACGCCATAACCGCGTTTATCGATTCCTCTGCCAACTTTTCGTTGTAGCTGGTCGTATGATCCAATGCCGTGCGCTTCAAATCACCGCATACCTGCCGGCGAGGTGCTGCACGGGCATAATCGATCAACACCCCAGGGACCGGCATGACCTGATAACGACATTCCTGTACCGCCCGGTCGCACGCCCAACGCAAAGCCTCGACCGGCCAATTAGCCAAATGCCTCAGATACAGCGCTTGGCGTTTGGCTGAAAGCGGTTCTATCCCGAGAGCGACTGTCATTTCCAGCAACAACGTCAACACCTGTACCTGTTTGTTTCGTTCCATTCCGCATATCCTCCAGTAGCTCCATTGTTTCCCGAGCCGCTTGAATAGCCGCTTCTTCCCTCAAAACGCCTTTGCTTTTCTGCCCTGCCGGAGAGGCCCGTGCCGTAGCTTGTGGAGCAGATGCTTTGAACTCCCTCTGAAACCATTTTAGCGCTATCATCCACGGATCAATCAGCCGTTCGCTGGTTCTGAAATGATGCAACAGCTTCGCCAGCGCCACCGGAATATCGATCTCAGGGAACAGCCGCAGCAGATCCTGCTGGTGCTCTTCAACCGCCTCGGCCAATTGTTCAACCGCGCTCGCGTGTTGCTGTTGTGTTTTTAAAGGTTCTTCTTCTCTCTTCTCTTCTACTCTCCTCTCCTCTGTTGTGACATCATGGGACATTGTGGGACATTGTGGGACATTGTGGGACTGCAGCGAAAGTAATTGAGCACGTAACTGCTCGTTTTCATTCTCCAACTTCACTCTATCCCTATACGTTTTCTTTCGCTCCGCCGCTGTTTCGTCCTCCCGTTTTGGTTGGCGCTTGTCCCAGGCGGCAACCATATCACCCTCGATAATCATCGCCTTGCGCGTCATCGTTTGATAAATATCGCACGTAGCACCATCCTCCAGGCCGAGGGCAATATCCAACGACTCAAAATCAAGACCGGCGCAGCAGCCTCGGAGCTCGTTACCGTTGGCCCGCTCCAGGACAGCCACCCATACCGCCAGAACCGACGCCACCGTCTGGCACGACTTACTGGCTACCCACTGCAATTTCGGATCATTGAACGTCCCGCCATACCATCTAAACCATTCCATTAAAAAGAACCTCGGCAGTGGAGTATGCTACAACCTATAACGCCTGATAATACCCGCGCTCTTGACAACCCTTGACAACCTGTTCCCGTGCCATTTCAATATCCGCCCCCTGGCCGGACAGGATCCTCCGCAACGTTTCGTTGCTCTGACTGGCATCCCACGACTCATTTGCGGCCCGCTGCAGATTGCCGACCAGCAACTCCCAGCCGATTTCAAGAACTTCAGATAATAAATGCCACCATTGACACCAGAGAGAATTTGAGACAAAACGGGTAGCGGGAAATTGATAAAGGTGGTCTTGATTCACAGGATGCCCCCATGAGCAGCCATTGACAGAACCTGTGCGGCGGCTTCTTCTTGTGTGATGTTTAGTTTTGAGGCAAAAGACACGAGCCACCGCCGAACATCCGCGCCAACGTTTACCGGTAACAGATCTCCTGCAATACCAAGAATACGGTCCAGCGGGCTGCGGATGCCCGCACCCTGAGTAAACTGTGTGTAGACTTCCGTTGTCTCGACTTTCCGGTGACCAAGTAACTTTTGTAGTTTACGAATATCCACACCATCCTCCAACATGTGTGTTGCATAAGAATGACGCATACAGTGTGGAGTGGCTGGTTTGTAGATACTGAGTGATTTACGGACCATCTTGAACGCGTCCTGAACCGCTGAAACGTGGATATGTGGCCGGCCTTGTCTGCCGTCCTTGTTGACCCATCTCGACTGAGCAAAAAACAGATATTGCCAGCCAAAATCCTTGGAGGCGCCGGGATTTTTTCGGCCATAAGCACCAGGCAGATCCACCTCGCCGAAGCCGGCGGCCAGATCGGCATCATGAACGCGCTTGCAGGCTTCTATCTGGAGTCGAAGGAAATCGACACACGCCAGAGGAATATCCAATTCACGGGCGCTGCCGTGCTTACTATCACGGATATCCAGCTTGCCACGGGCAAGATCAACATCTTTCACCCTGATTTCCAGGCAATCGACTTCTACCCGGAGGCCGCAGCCGTACATCAGGGAGTTGATGAGTTTGTAGACGTCGGTGGATGCCGCGATGATCGATCGGACTTCTTCCCGCGACAGGATCACGTAGAGGTGTTGTGACCGCTTGGCCCGGGCGGCATCGATCTTACCGAGCTCTTTTTTCAGGACGTGCCGGCAGAAAAACAGCAGGGCGTTGAAATCAACATTCTGGGTACTGGCGGCAATTTGATCTTTATCCGCCCGCATGGTCAGATAATTACGCATGGCGGTATCAAAATCATCCATGCACTGGCCTTTGATTTTCCAGAGGATAAAGCGGATGATCACTCGGCGGTAGGATTTCTGGGTTTTTGGGTCGGTGTGGTGGACGGCAAATTCTTTTTGGAGATCAGAGAGCCAGCCAGCAACACGGGGGCTTTTCAGGATTTCATTATCACGTTGAGCAAAGGTGTATTGTGTTCTGATTTTAGTAGGTTGCATGGTTTTCTCCTTTCAAAAGTTTTTCCCGTTATCCCGCCAGAAGGCTGCATAATCAGAAGTTATGCCCATAGGGGCTTATTTATCAGAAATAGGCAGGTGTCCACGGCGGTTTCTTGAAACCCCTTCTTGATCATTTCCTCGTGGAAAATATGCCCCTCATACTCTGAGCCTATGTAGCTTCCCGCCGTTTTTCCTACAAGTGCCACGATCCAGCCGCCCGGCTTTATGCAATTCCAGGCATGGTCTACGTGCAGTTCGGCCAGCTTGTTTTTGTACGGCGGATTTATAATCACGGCGTCATATACCGGCCCCGGCTTGTATTGCATAAAATCAGAACCGACGCGGTTATACGTGGAAAGAATGGCTGCAAATTCTTCTTGTATCTCGCAGTAATCAATCTGCGGCAGAAACAGCATCGCCCTTTCAATTGCCCGTATCAGTGCCCCCATTCCAGCGGATGGCTCCAATATTCGGGCATTGCGGCCCAGTCCATCCAAAAAGCCAGCCATTTGGTCGGCTAACACTTCCGGGGTCTCGAAGAAGTTGAATTTTTTCTTGTATGCCCGGAGCATATTCAGATCGACAACCGGCATAACAATACGATCAATCAGATTCGCTTCGCTCACTGCTTATCTCCTCCGTTATAATGCTAATTTCATTTGTTGCTGTGATCTCTCTATTCTTTCACAAGCCAAATCGAAATATTCTTGATTCGCTTCGTAGGCGGTGATGGCCAGCCCAGCGTCAAGACAGGCAATCACGCTGCTTCCGCTGCCCATGTGCGTGTCAAGTATCGTATCTCCTGCTATTGCATAGTTTGCCAACAACCACCGATACAGTGAAACCGGCTTTTGTGTCGGGTGTATGCGTTCTTCCACGCCTCTGCAAAGAAAACCCATAAGCGGCATAACCCTTGTGATTTTGGCATTACGGTCAAAACTCGTCCAAGCGTATTCACCCTCTGCGAACGTTTGCCCTGATCCGAATAAAACTCCCTTGTCCCAGACGATGAAGCCTCTACACGGCGGCATCGCGAAGTAATTTGCGCCCCAAATTATTTGATTTGTAGTCACTCTTTTTAGCCGGTGGAAATACTCGAAAGTCGGTGCAACATCCCATTCAAAGCCTTGAGGGTTTGCCTTGGCATGTTTTGCGCTCCATGTGCCGCCTGCCGTGATCTTTTTTCCCAAACCATACGGCGGGTCAACTATTGCAAGGCTGAATTGTCCATCAGCCGCGTCAATCAGTCCAGCCATGCAGTTTCCCTTGAACAGAGTTGCATTTCCGATAATAACTTTTTCCACTTTATGCTTCCTTCTTGCCGTAAATGTCATCGTAAACACCGAATGTATGCACCAGCTTGTCAATCAGCTTGTTGCTGTTGCGCCACTCTTGAACAATACCGATTGCCTCAATCGCGGTCTTTTTGCGGACGCCCGCCTGTTCAGCGATAACGGCTTTCTTGCTTGCCAAGTCCGTTTCAAGATTTAATATCTCATTCAGAAGTTCCCTTACCAGAACACAAGCTTCAGCTGGTCGGTGGGTGTAAGACCCTGCAAATTGCTCCGCCTGTTCCTTTAAGTTCATCCTTGCCCCCTGTTGACCCTGCAATCTTCTTCGTAATCGTTCAGGTCGTAACCGTCATCGTCATCTTCGTAACCGTCATCGTCATCTTGTATTTCGTCACAACAGGAATCAAAGAAGTAATTTCCCCGACAGAGAGGGCATCCAACATTGGTGGTATCAGGGAAACAATTAGGGCATTCCACGGTTAACCCTCCTTTTCGCTATCCAGCCAGACGCATTATAACCAAACGCTCGACCAGACCGAAAAGCCGTCTGGTCAGCTCAAGCCGTTATGCGGATGCTTCCATTTCCACTTCATCTTGTAAATATTGCTTGAACTCCAATAGCTTTGGGTACCGTACTGCAATATTTTTAATGGATGGTTCGCCAAGGTCTGAAAATATCCGGTTGATGTCTCCCAACAACTCCTTATCCTCTGTCCCCCGATCTAGCAGGATATATGTTGTTTTTGAATTGGTATTCATGCCTTAACCCCGTTCGTGAAGTTGCAATTTGAAATTGAGAGATTTTTTACTTCTTGGCATTCAGAAAACATTGAGAGCGCGTGGCGTATTGTTGCGCCAGATTGGTCAGTCTCTCTGCCAGCAGTAAATATGTCTTTCACATATTCCGTGAGTTCGTTACGAGTTGCCGCGTTGATAATATTTCCGACGTGTATTGCGGGAGCTTTTGATTTTGACATAACTTCCTCCATGATGAATAATTGACGGGCATAACCCGCCCATCGACCGGAACAAAAGCCGTCCGGTCATCGGCTACCCGTTAGCGATACTACAAAATGACCGGCAATCCCTTACACGCTTGACGGTTTATGTAATCAACAAACTCTTTCATCTCGGTATCAGTCAGAACATACAGCGAAGCCGTAAACTCTCTGCATCCGTCATGATCCCGATCACGAGTGGCAATCTTGATTGATTCGTCGGCAATCAAATCTTTCAGCCGTGAGCGCACTTCGCGGCGAACGTAATCAGTGTGTCCCGGCTCGTTTTTCTCGTCAAAAGTGGCAATGCTTGTCCAGTACAGTCTACGAGGTTGCATGATTATCTCCTTGATTTTGCTGAAATATCGCTAACCAGTGGCCGGACACCGCCCGATGAACCCCGGCGGGTCAGCCACAGACCCGTTAGATTACTCTGCCCACTCTGCGTAATATTTAGCCGATAGCGGGATACGTTTACCGCCACATACAAGAGCCTCAATGAAATTCATATCAAATGCGATTTCTTCACGGCGAAACTCTTTGGGCTTTTTCCTCACGCTATATGAGCCTTTCAGTGTAATTCGTGCATCATTCCGGCAACACTCGTTTGGAGATGTGCAGTCTTCGACCTCAATGAATCCACAAGTCAGGCACTCAAACCTGACAACCTCTACATCCTCATATTGCGGCACAGGGTTTAATGCGTCATCAACGATTGCCTTTATCTGTGCAAGGGTGTAGCAGTAGCAACCGTTCTGAATTTTCTGCAACGCTCGGAAATATGTTTGCTCGTCTGTCATGCTGTCGCTCCTTTCGTAATCTAACCATCGGGTGAAGCGGTTGCACCGCTTACCCTTTGGCCGTTATGCCCATAGGGGCTTATTTATCAGAAATAGGCAGGTGTCCACGGCGGTTTCTTGAAACCCCTTCTTGATCATTTCCTCGTGGAAAATATGCCCCTCATAC